GCCAGTCTGTCATTGGTACTTTTATCTATTTCAATCCACTTGGTACCATTGAATTTATAAAGCCTGCTGGGCAGATAGTCAATGCGCAAAAACACATCGCTCTTGTCAGGATCAGCAGGGAATGCACTGCCAAATCCTGCATCTCCACTGTTGGCAATTTCCACATCATCTGCTTGTGCAGGTCTATTGTAGTTTGCAAAATACTTTTCTTCAAATCCCAGTGTGGGATCATACACTACTTCTTCGCCAGAGTCAACAGGCTCAGCCACAACTGGGTCTGGCTCTTGCACAACTTCTTGCACTACCACTTGTTCTTCAATTGCAGGAGGTGCAACTACTTCTTCAACAAACACTGACGGAGGTGGCGGCAATAATGCAACAAGTTCATTTACTTTGGAATTGCGTTCTTCAGCCACAGTGATAGCCGCCATCAAGTCTGCTTGCAGTTGGGAAACCCAACCATTTAATTTTTCAATCTCTTGATCTTTTTTGTCAATGTCAATACGTAAACGAGCAATGTTGTTATTGGCACCAGTTAAGTTTTTATCTAGCTGTGCTTTTTGCAAACCAAGATCATTTGCAGATGCACTGGTAGCTTCAAATGCAGTTTTCAAATCGCTTTTGATTTGTTCGCTTTGTGCCAGTTCTGCTTCAAGTTCACCACGGCGTGTTTCGGCACCTGAAAGTTTTTGTTGTAGTGTTTCAAACTCAGCGGCCAGAGTGTCTAGCATTTCTTGCTGTTGTTGTGCTTCGGCCAACAAACGAGTTTCTTCAGCACGAGCCAGTTCTAGATCTGCAAGCACCGCATCAACGTCAGGTTCCGTTTCTAATTCTGCCAGCTGTGCATTGCCTTCTTTGGCCAGTCGTTCTGCTTCTTCTGCGTCCAGAGCTTTGGCAATCATCCGGCCACGCCAGAAAAATTGTTCAACTGCTTCCATCTCTTGTGCTTCACGTTGTTCTTCAGTCAGGGGATGCTCTGTGGATTCCGGTTCTTCAACAGGCGTGGTAGGGGTGGCCTCAGCAGTGACTTTCTCAACTATGGGTTCAGCGTCCACCACCGCAGGAATGACCACTGCTGGTTTTTCTTCTACAGGCTTGTTGCGTCTAAAGAAGTTGACCAATGCTTCAAATGATCTCTTTTCTTCTTTTTCTTCATCCTCGTCGTGTACCCATCCGCCTCGGCCTCGACGAGCCCATTCCAGTTGCTTGTTAGCGGCAAGAATAAGAGTGAGTGCCAATGGGTCAAACACAATAACGATTAAAATAATAACCCAACGCACAGCGGCTTCCAGCATGTTGTTGCTGGCTTCGTCTCCGTAGATCAGTGCCGCGATGTATTTGATAGGCCCAACTTCTGCCTCCACTTTTCGGAATTCAGCACGGAGTGGCGCGGCCTCTGCACCAAGGGCGGTAATAGTTTTCTGTTCGGCTTGGATCTCGGATTGAAGTCTGACACGTTCTTTTTGTTGACTGCGTCTAATTTGCACAGCTTTGTCGGCACCTTTTTCGTCACTGCTTCGACCCATAACCTGGTCCACAGCTTCATCCATCTGTTTAAGCGCCTTCCTGTTGGCATCAATATTGTCCTTTGCTATTTTGATCTTTTCATCGTAAATGGCAACCCGGGCCATTGCATCACCTGACACAAGACTTTGGTCACCGTGTGCTTTGGACAGGAATCCAAAGATGCCCATGCTTGTGAGTAGCATGAGGAATATGATGGCAGGTATCAGATACAGCTTGAATGCTGTGCCAGCCCGCTTCCAGTTGTTGTGCAACCAAACAGTTGCTACAATTTTACCTGCTTCCAGCGCACCGCCCATGATCATCACAGGCACAACAGCGGCCGCAAAGATGGCGGTAAGACCCACCACCGAGTACCAGGCAGCAATGGCTGAGATTATAACAGAGATGAATAGTATGAAGTATCCGAAGATCATAGATGTATTTAACCTAGTTTTTACTAGACTAGTTTAACTTGACGCTGAACAAAAAGCAACCAGTTTGGTATCATCCAACTAAGATTTGGAAAATTCCAGTCCATTGCCAATATACAACGCTGGTCACAGCGGCACCAGTTGGCGCATCAAATCGAAGATTCAAAGTTTGATAACCTGGAGTTGCATTGGCTTGTAAAAATACTTTGCCGGCATTGACAGCTCCGGCTGGCCAATTTGTAACATCAGAGTTGTATACTGTTTCGCACAGTTGTTGATCTAGCACAGTATAGTTGCCAGTGGCAGTTGAATATCCAACAGTGGCTATCAGACGTTTTCGCAAACGCTTTATTCCTAATGCAGTATTACTGGTATCCTGTATATATGTACCCATGACTGCTAGTTCAATTTGTGTGGTTCCCGTGTCACCCTGGGAAAGAGCATTAAGGCCCGGTACAGGAAAATATCCCTGTAAATTTACATTTGCCCTGTCGCCGCCAGCAAATCCAGCGTAGTACATGGTAAAGGTTTGGCCAACTTTGGCTTCATAAAATGCTACGCTATAACTTTTTACAAAACCTGCTGTTGTCACAATAGGTAGTGCTGACCCATCATTTGTTATCACGTCAAAATAACCACTTAGCTGACCTGTAGGAAGTGAAGGAATCTGTTGCTGATTGAATCCTGCGGCTGTGCCATATGACCCTGCTGCGTTGACTGTAAAATTAGGTGTTGGGTTGTTACCTGTTGCAGGAATGCCAAAAAAACCTATTCCCGGATTACCAAATGGACTTGTGTAAAATTTGAAGTCGGTGGCACCCAACGAGTCAATTGAGTGACAGAAATTCTTGCTCGGGTATTTCCTGCATTGCGTGGTGAATTTTCTCCTGCAAAATCAATGTTGCCGTATATCTCGCCACTGGTAACTGTGCTGTCCACAGAACGCACAAAGCGTATGGTAGTTGCATCGGTTCCAGTCATGACAAGATTACCACTGGCGTTGATATTGCCTACTGTTAAATTGCCCGTGACACCAATATTGCCTGTGTAGGTGTTAACTGTATAGATATTGTCGGTGTATGTGTTGCCAGACACTATGGATCCATTGATGTTTGATGACAAATATTGCGTGGCTGTTTGCAATATTGAGATATTAATATTGGATGCAGTAATGTTTGCCCGTAAAGATGTGATGTTTAGATTGGCTGCTGTGATGTTGGCACGTAGTGCAGAGATGCTGGCATTGGCTGCTGTTACATTTGACTGTGTGGATGCAATGTTTAGATTGGCCGCTGTGACATTTGCTTGTATGCCAGTAATTGTGGAATTGACTGGCAAGTATGCTGCCACCACACTGTTACCATAACTACTGGCCGCAAACAATGCGGAAGCCAGTCCTGTATCAACATAGGTTTTCATTCCAATGTTGGCTGTGGTAATGGCAGAGTTTGCCGCTGTGATGTTGGCACGTAGCTCAGACACCGCAGAGTTTGCCGCTGTGATGTTACCAATCATGTCTCCAACAAACTGTGTTAGGTTGACCTGGTTGGTACCAGTAGTGATGTTACCAGTTACACTTAATCCTGTTGATATGCCGTAATCTTTTTGACTCATATTTTATTCTCTTTAATCTTCTGAAAACACCACAGCAAAAGTACAGCGACTGAGGTTAGACGAAGAAGCAATAGCAAAACTAATACTTGCACCTGGAGGCACGGTTACTCGAAAATCACGCATGGGATAACTGACCTGGCCATTGATGGCTGTGGCAAATCGGCAAATGGCTGTGTCCACTGCGGCGTCAAATGTGCCAGTCACTGTTGACACCATGCCGTTGTCTTTGGGTTGACTAAAATAGTCGTGTGTGGTACTAAAACTGACAGCATCATAGAACACATACAGCACAGCAGGATCGTTGCCCTGTGTGGCCACCGTGATGTCTTTCAATATAATCTCTTTGGCATTGAACACATAGTTACCGTTTTGAGCGCCACTCTTGCCATTGGTCACATAGGGATTACGCAGAGTTAACAGGTGATGCACAGAGCCAGTGTTCAAGCCGGTTTTGTTCACACTGGTTGAACGGTTTAATTCGTTTTGTCTAATGTCGCCTTCGATGGCTCCCATCATACTGGCGCCATACACAGTGGCACTGGTAGTGGAACCCACATTCTGACTGATGTAGCCCAATCTAAAACTAGGCTGTGTAATATGCGGAACATTGTAGCGATTGGTGTAATGTTCTTGATGAAACAGAATCATCCGACCAGTTGTGTGATCTTCTATAGCATAGCGTATCACGCCTGCTCCTAACCAGCGAAAGTTGATTTGATAAACATTCAAGTGTTCGGGAGCCAGGATCATACCACTGGGTCCGGTACCGTCCAATGGGTCTTCGCTGAAATCGTCTTGATAGGTCCAATTTTCAGTCTGTGCTACTCCCGTTTGTTTGGTGCTGAATGTGCCAGTGGCCAGTGTGCCTGCGCCAGTGCTGGAGAAACTAAAGGTGCCATTCTGTGGTCCTGTGAGCAAGGAACTGAACACTAGAGTGTTGTCCACTTGATCCACAAACCATCCCACGAACCCATCTGCTTTATTAATAGCAACTGCTGTCGCCTGTGCTGTGCCAGCAGTGATTGATATATTGTAGGCAACACCGTTAAGTGTCACTGTGGCTGTTTGTGCTTCAGTTGGTGCGGTGTTGATAGTCAGCACAGTGATATGTGTCTTGCCACCACTGGCTCGCAACGCACCAAATCTAGGACCATTGACACCATCATCGTGAATGCCTACCTGTATGGCTGCTTCTCTGTTGAACAAGCCGGCTCGTTGATTGGTCTGTGCTACAGTCGGGCTAAAGCCAGCAGTAAATCTAGCCAGAGCACCTTGTCCTGGACGATAGCGTAAAAATCTTCTCGATGTCAGTGCGGCATAGCCACTGCTGCTAGTTCCAGAACTTGTTGTGTATATTCCTATGTTGGCATCTGCTGTGCCTGTACCAAGTGTAAAAGTTTCTATAACTTCTGATGTGATACCGTAGATACTATCCAACTGCATAACAGGAGTTATGGTAATACCGTAGAGTTCTCCAAAAGCAGTTTCTTTACTGGCACCGCCTACGTCTACTGATCCAGTTACTTCAATGGCATTTGCGTTACTAATACTAGCATCTACATAGATACGATTGGTAGTGGAGTTAACATTAGCATCCTTGCTTACTTTTTGTATGTTTGGGAATGTAACGTTGGCATTAACATTGCCGGTAATGGCTGGTAGAGATGTAATGCCAGCAATGTTGCCTGTCACTGTGACATTTGCATTGCCTGTTGTGACCCAGGGCGAGGTTCCTTGATTTACAGTTAGCACATTGCCCACAAGGTACACAGGTATGCGTTGTGCTTCTGTGTTGTTTACTCTAATTGCATCAACCAAGTTAACGTTGCCCGATACTGTGATGTTGTCTGAACCTAGTGTCACACGAACGTGAGGCTTGCCATCAACGCTGTATTCCATGGCCTTGTGGATGTTCAAGAGATTGCTCTCTTGCGGATGTTCGTAGTCCGTGGTGTTTAGTCTGGTGTCGCCGCGAGCTGCCATTGATTAGAATCCGTTTGTGACAGGATTGTAAAACAGTCTGCCAGTGTAAGTTGTGGTTGGTGACAGCCCAGTACGAGCAATGCTGATAGTTAGTGCGCCAGGGCCAGCTGGTCCGTTGCCAAACTGCACACGAATTGGGTAGTATGTTCCTGACACTAGATTAACACTAAAAGACCAGGAACCAATGGTTGTGTTGGCATTGGCATTGCCTGTGGTGTAACCAGTCTTGGCATTTGCACCAATCCACATGGTGCTTGCGTCATCGCTGTTGCCTGCAAATGTCCATGACCCAGTATAGTCAGCTAAAAAATATCCTAGATACTGTTGGCTAATGTTAGGTTGTCCTGCTGTCAAAGTTGATTCAAAATTTGTTGCTACAACCAACGCCGTTGGAGTTAGAGCGTCAAAGAACGTTGCAACATTGTTGTAATATCCAGTGTACTGACTTCTGTATATTCCTGCAGAGTATGCCACCCATGGGCGACCAATAACCAAACCACCTGTGTTGGCATTGTTGACCACGTCTGCTGTGTCGTTGTCGCTGGCTTTGTATAGTGTTGGTAGTTGTGTTGTATCATAGGCAGGACGACGACCTGTAGCGGCTCTGTCGGTTGCTGCCAGGGCCAGCTTTGCGGCCTGACGCTGTTGTTTGTATGTTAGGGTAGAAATTCCGTTAGCTGCCATGATCACATTCCTGGACGGTGTTGATGTCCTGGATACATGCTGATGCTGTCTCCGCGGATATCTGCTGGGTGTTTGCTTTTGTGTACATCATCCCCTGACGCTAGTACTGCATCAATTGGGGCTGTCATTTCTTCTGGGCTGTTGCTGTACTCTGTGTCGCCTGTACCAATCAGGCCAGCAATCTGGCGCATGCGCACCAGTTCAGCATCATCTCTAATAGAGTTTGGCTCAGTGCTGATCACCACTGCCATTTGGGGGTCTGGTTGCTCCACTGCGTCCACAATGTCAAGCACTCCACGGATTATATCGGTTATTTTCATAATGATCTCGTTATCGAGTATTTATTGACAACGAGCCCAGTTCAGTGTATACTACAAGCATGAACATCCAAACCCTACCCACTCTGCTAGAATCGGCCCAAATCACCTGTCCAAGTTCGGGCAATCAACGTGCCTACGCTGATCTAATAGAAGAAAGTGCTTGTGCTATTGCACAGGATCAATTTCGAGAACAGTATCGCAAGTCACGTTCGGTCAAAAGCACCGAAGATTTTGCCTTGATTGAAAACGGGCGCACCATTTACATTGATGTAAAAACACGACAGTTGGGTACGGATCTAAACATGCCCAACATGATCAGTGTGGACAAGTTGAACAAACTGCTGGATGATGTTGACACAGAATTGTACTACTGGATGATTGATTACGAAGTGCGTGAGGATGGATCTGCACAGGTCACACACACCGAAATGCGAGCGGTATGGGACTTGCCCTGGTCAGCCCTGGCTATTCAAAACCTTGGACTAGGGCAGTTGCAAATTGCCAATTGGTCTGCAATGAGTCAACCCGGCTTGCCCAGAGCCGATTGGCATGCACGGCTCAAGCAAGAGATGCACAAATTTTATACAAAACAAGCTCAAAAGTTCCTGGATTTGGCCGCAAAAACTGTTGCAAAAAAGTAACACTTTTGTACTAGTTTTTGGCCCTGTAAAATCAACAGGTTAGCGGGCACTAACCCTGCAAAATCAGCCCAAAAAACGGTTGACCAAAAAGCCCATTTCGGCTATAATAATAACATGAACTTACAAAAGCCCACCCGCAAAAGACGCCAGGATACCAACCATGCTGTTTACTGTATCACCAATACAGTGACAGGTGAGCAGTACATTGGTATTACCGTGTGTGCTGGTAACGTTCGCCGGGCACTCAAAGTGCGCATCCAAAAACACGTTCGCCGTGCTGTTACAGAAAACAAAGATTGGAACTTGTGCAAGTCAATCCGCGAACACGGCACACTGGCTCACACATACGGTCTTGTAGAAATCATCCGCGGACGCAAGCCTGCTCATGCACGTGAGCGTGAATTGATCCGTATGTACAACCCAACTCTCAACTCACACTAAGGAGATATCATGTTTGCAGTAGACGCAAAAAAGATAGCCGAAAAGTTCACCCGCCATGGCGGTGCATTTGATCGTGGTAGTGCAGACAGCTACTACCACCGCAGTCCCAATCCGCATTACTTTGCAGGTGATACCTATGCAAGTGATCCTATCACTGCTGAGCCCGGTACCGCAGAATACGAAGCCTACATGGCAGGCTATGACTACAACGAACAGTATGGCGACAAAAAGGATTGGGGTTAATCATGGATATTGAAATTCACGGACTCAGTTCCAAACAAATGGCCTTGGCAGACATCATGTGGGCTATCAGCACACAAGAAGGTGTGGAAAGTTTTATCTCCACCCTACCCAAAGCAGATCAACGTGACTGTCGTACAATCATCGAGCTCATGCAGTTGGCATTCGCAGATGAAATCACAGATACTACAGAAGCACAAGAATTGCTTGCACAGTTTTAGGTGGTGGTTGGCAGTTGCTTTGGCCCTCTTCGGAGGGCTTTTTTTTGACTAGTGGACAGTGCCGTCGCCGTCAAAGTCCAGCATGTTGATGTCTTTGATGCCCAGCAGTTTGAGAATCTTTTTTACAATGGGTGGTGGGTCCAGCTGGAAATCAGCTGGCGTGAACATGTGTTTGAGTTCGCCGTCGGGCCCGATGATAAACCCATAGTCATTTTCATCTGCTACTGCTTCCAGGGCGTCGAGATCGTCTTGTTCCTGTTGCAGGTCTTTGTCTTGAATTTGTTTTGTCATTGTGATCGACCTCCAGCCGTCGTAAGTATTTACTAATTTGCTTGTGTAATTTTAACACTATACTTTCATCGGTGTCAAACGTATTTACATAGACACTGTACATGACAATCTGGTGCATGGCCACAGGGTCAAGTGTGAAGGTGTTGTGTTTTACCACCAGTTCTGCGGCAATGCTGTAGCCGTAGGCTTCAATCTCTTCTGCACTGCCCAGGTATTCTTGATCATGCCTTTTTTGTGCGTCAGTGTCTTGACTGCGATACCTAGTGCTGGGTTTGCGTTTTCTCTGCTGTTGCGCACGATGCACCAGTTCATGACCTATGCATTCTGCCAGGTCCAGACTCAGCCTGGGCCAGTCAAGTGTGGCCATGTCAATGTGCTGTTGGTCAGGATGGTAGATAACATGTATGTCAATGCTGTCCTCATCTGAGTCATGGTGCCCACCGATACTCACGGTGTCAAAGTCAACCCCGGCGTGTCTGTGTGTAAACAAGCGCACCCGGGGTATGTTAACATGCTTTCTAAACAGTGCAGTTAAGTCAGTAACTGCAACCACACGGCTTTGACTAGGCTTCAACTGCATGAGCTGTTGCATCAATGCCGCTAGCATGGCGTTACTTGAAGATCATCAGCGCCATTAAGACTGCTTGAATAGCAAATCCCAATCCAATAGTGATGATGTTTAGACCGTCTTTGAGAATTGTTGCTCTAGCAAACAATAGTAGAAGTCCTGCCCACATGAACAATACCATGTCCACGGGTGGCATGCGATCGCTCAGGCCTGCCGCTGTGGCAATCAAGGTAGGAATAGTTGCCATGTGAATCAGTATGGCCGCAAACCAACCCATGGTATCTGCTGAGAGTCTAGCAAAGTTTTCGCTAACCCAGCGTTGGATCCAGCTACGGAATCCGTCGTAGTCAATGTGACCTTGTTCATCTTTGATTTTGAAGTTCATGTTTGTCCTCAGTTGGTTTTGGCTTTGTTGTCTGAATAAAAGATGTGACGTCCAATGGTGGCTATCTTTTCTTTACCCCATCGTGGACTCACATAGTCTGCATGATAGTACATGGCATTCTTGAGTCCGTCCAAACGGAATCCTTCCAACAGTACCTTTTTGGCCACTGCCATGCTTTCTTGATACGCGGCAGGATTCACTGGTTTGCGAACTCCTGCATTTTCACAGTACCAGCTGAACTGACAAATTACTTTGTCATAGATCACACTTTTCTGGAAAATTACTCCACAAACGTCATCTGGAAATTTACCAGACTCCATACGGTTGAGCGTGACCTGAGCCACTGCTACTTTACCTTCGAAGGGCTCATACCCTGCTTCGTAGTAAATGTTTTGTGCCAAGCATTTGAGTTCACGTTCGCGATCAGCAACTGTTATAAATGTTGTTGGGGCGCTTGCGTTCTGAGCTCGCAGATAATCCATCTTGGCCACGGTGACTTTGGAAGCTACCATAAATGCAAGCACAAGGCCTGTCACTATAAATGCAAAGCGGATCAATGCTCCTGTAAACACTCGAGGTGTTCCTTGGGCGAGATTTTTCATATATTTCTCCTTTCAATTCACGGATTGCTAAATCCGTAGTTCTATTTACGGACTCAATAATATACTAATAATACACTATAAGTCGGTGCTTGTCAAGGCTAACTAATGCCAGACGCCATAAACTGCTCAGTTTATGGCAGATATAATGGGTGTTTACTCCATTATGTATGCTGTTTATGTGTTGCCAGTCTGCTGTCTCGCGAAACGAGATCTTTCAAAGAAGCCAGCAGTGTTCTCAAAAAAGTGACGCTGGTATCCATAGTATGCATTGATAAAAAACAAGTCTTGAATTTCGTTCGTACTCAAACCTCTACTTCTACCGTAACTGGTAATGATGGTTTGCTGTTCGATGGTGAGGCCAAAACCAAAACGTGCTCGTTTTTTGGCTGCTTCGTCTTCAATATTCACAGACGGAATATTCATTCCAATTGCGCCCAAGGTCTTGGCATTGTAACTTTCGGCTATCAATGCTTTCATGGCCTGGCCACCTGTGGTGTTGGGATTGCAACATTCCAACAACAGGTCGGTGATACCAGTGGCATCGCCCACTGCATCAAATATCTGTCGCACCATTCGTAGCGCACCTTTGAATGCCGCTGTGAAAAATCCTTCGGGCCATGCTGCCGCTTGTACCAATCCAATGTTTAACTCAGCAGTGGTTGCTGCCGGTCCACTAGAACCCAAACTTGCAGCCTGTGCCTGTATTGCTGTGCCAATTTTTGTAGCTGTGGCCAAGATGGCCAACACACTGGTATACAATCCATATCCAATTGCAAGAGCACTGGTAATTTCACCTACCAATTGCAATGCACTTTCTAAAATACTTTTGTCAGCTTCTCCGGCTGCGGCCTGCACCTGAGGATCTTGTGAACCTTTGACTGCTTCAAGTGCGGCAATTAAATTGGTTTCTGCTAGATCGTTTTCTGGGTCTGAAGGGTCCGAGTGTAACTCATAAAACTCCAGCGCAACTTTTAGTGCTTGCCCTTCCGCTGTTCTCTCTAGTGCATCATTGGCCGCACTGAGTCTAGCATAAGCATCTGTGTGAGCTTTTCCAGCGGCAGTTCCTAAAAAATCATACAAAGTTGAATCACCAAACAGTCCACTACCTGTGCCTAGATAAGTACTGAGAATATTCATGTCATTGGAATAGGTGGGTTGATCAATCAACCCAATGTCTGGTAGTTCCAATTGGTCCAGTGCATCAGCGACCAGTTCCCAGGTGACTTTGTTTTTGATACCAAAGCTAGCAAAGCTTCTTCCAAAATTTTCCAAGTCACCATATGGAATGTTATCCAGTGCTTCTTGCCCAATCAATATATCACCCTGGCACAGGTCGGCCGCAGTTTGCACACGGTTTGGTGCAAACGGAAAACAATTGGTTGTGCGTACCAAAAACTTGAGATAATTGCCATTTATGGTCTTCAATGCTTCTAGCGCAGAGTACTTGCTGTCTGTACGTGTGTCGAACTCGTCGTCAACAAAGATACCATTTTGCTCCAGAACTGAACGGAAATCACCTAGTTTATCAATCAAACCTTGGTTGTTCAAGCTCAAAATCAACCCTATAGGAGTGCCAACTGTGTCAGGGTCGTTTACATCCCATAACGTGCCAAGTCGGCGCATGGCATTGCTCACTGTGGCAATACCAAGACGAATTTGATCACCGGATACTGTGATACCTGCGGCGCGAAGTCTAGTACCTGCCGCAGTGCCATCTGCATTGGGACCTATACGTGCGCTGACTCCGCCACTGAGTAAATCACTGAGCGTTTTGCAGGCCTGAAGCAATTGGCTTACACTACGTAACGCACCAAATACTTCTGAAACGCCAGATCCAGTAAAGCTGGCTTGTGCATATGATCTTGCACGAAACGCATTTTCTAGAAATTTTATTGGAGTGGTAATAAGCTCATTGGCCTTGGCAATTGCACTGCCAACCACGTCATTGGGATTAACACCGTTATCTCTTGCAATTTGACTAACAACACCTAGTCCTACCATGAGTGCAAATCCTGGGGTATTTTGCCTAATAGCGTTGACAAGAACAACTGATGTTGTGGCCGCATTGACAATTCTAGTCAGCTTGCCGCAAACACGACTAACACTTTGCAGGCCACTAGCAACTGAACTAAAATCAGTGGGCGGAATAAACACATTATTCTGAGATAACAATAGCGCAAGGCTTTTGGCCTGCATGGGGCTAACTGATGCAGAATCTTTGCCATCAGTTGGATACGGGCTGGCCCCTTGAGGTTGTATACCCCATTGTAATTTAGTCATGCGATACTCCTACAGTAATAACTGTACTTATCAAAAAAAATAAGCGTAGATTAAACAGTTATGATGCCACCGGGATTAACGGACTCAATTCCAGTAGTGACTTTGACATAGTAGTCCCGTACTTCGCTGGCACTGGGTGCATGAAACAACACATGGTTCTTGCTGATAGAGATATCCATGGCTGGGTCTGCTGTGAACAAGCTGGCAATCAGCATGATACCTTTTTGACTAGGTACCACTGTGCATGGACGTTCAATTTTGTAATGTGTGTCAGTGTCTTCTGCCACACGGCCAACTAGTTCGTCGCCGTTGGCAAGTTTGAATGTCACGAGCGTGTTTGCATCGTACGTGGTTGATTTTGAAATTAACATTTTAGCCTTTGAGTGTTTGGAAAAATTCGGAGTCTTTTTTAGCAAGCCCCTGGTAGCCACCTTCAACTAGTAGCCGACCATCTTTGTAGATTTGAGGAACGGTACGATGACCTTCTGCCAGAACAAAATCCTTGGCAGCGGTGTCCTCGTCGATTTTTATTTCTTGAAATTCCACGCCCTTGAGCTTGAGCAAGTTCTTTGCTTGTACACAGAACGGGCAGTTGTTTTTTGAATATACTGTTACCATTTATAAACTGAATCCTTTGAACGTGTTATTGTCGACGTCTTGTTTGGTTCCGCCGATCACGTATGTAGTTATCTCAGTTTCCTGGGGAGCAACTTGAACTTCCGCTCCTGCAATCCATTTGGCTGTCCAAGGCAGGGGATTTGATCCTGTCTTGATTCCGCACTTGAGGCCCACCGCAGTCATGCGCTTGCAGGTCAACCAGTCAATGTAGTCGCACAGCAGTTGTTTGTTCAAACCGATCATGCTGCCATCTTTGAATAGATATTCAGCCCATTCTTTTTCCTGAGCCGCTGCCTGCAAGAACATAGTCTCGCATTCGTGCAATGTTTCTTCCTTGATCTTGATATAATCAGGATCATCCTGTGGCAACAATTTTAGCAGAGTCTGAGTTGAGCCTAGGTGTACGTTTTCGTCGCGGCAGATCAGTTTGATAATTTTGGCATTGCCTTCCATTTTCTTTAGTTCAGCAAAAGCCCAGGAGCAAGCAAAGCTCACATAAAATCTTATGCCTTCCAGTGCGTTCACACTATTCAAACACATCCATAACTTTTTCTTGAGATCGTATAGATCCACAACAACTTGTTTTCCGTTCACAGTGTGTGTGCCAACTCCCAGCATGTTGTACCATGCACTGGCTTCTATCAAGGCATCATAGTATTTGCTAATGTCTTTGGCACATTTAACAATTTCGTCAATCTCAGTCAATTGATCAAAAATAATACTTGGATCACTGTATACATTGCGAATGATGTGAGTGTAACTGCGGCTGTGGATGGTCTCGTTAAAGGTCCATGTTGCAATCCAAGTTTCCAGTTCTGGCAAGCTCACAATTGAGCCAAAAGCCGCACTGGGTGCGCGGCCTTGCACTGAGTCTAGTAGGATTTGTCTTTTGAGATTGCTGGTAACAATATGTTGTTCAAAATCTGTTAGTTCTTTGAAATCCTTGCTGTCATGGCCAACATCAATTTCTTCTGGTCTCCAGAAGAAACCCAGTTGCTTGTCAGTGAGTTTATCAAATTGCCTGTATTTGAGTGTGTCGTAGCGTTGCAAAGTCACGCCACCGGCGGGATCAAAAAAGGCAAGGCTGTTGATGTGTGATTTGCTGTTTAGATTGAATACGGACATGGTGTCTTCCTTAATTACGCAACTGTCGCAATCTTCTTGCTCGATTGCTTCTAATGGTAATTCTTCTTTGTTGTTTAGTTTGTCGATGTCAATTTCGCCTTGACCATCGTAGGTGTTGAAATAATACAGTTGTTTGCCGCCGTATTTGTAAAACTGTAACAGGTGCTGTAGCATGGTGCTCATTGGGATTTTTTCATCACCGTAGTACTGTGGATTGTAACTGGTGTTTACTGAGATGCCTTGATCAATGTATTTTTGTAGCACAGCACAGATGTTCATGTAACCTTCTGGGCTCTTTTGATCCCACAACAGTTCATACTTGTTTTTTAGTCGACGATACTCAGGTACAACTTGTTTGAGTACACCGTGTTTGCTCTGCTTGATACTGACATAACTGCGTGGTGGTTCAATGCCATTGGTAGCATTGGCAATTTGCGCACTTGTTTCTGCTGGCATCAAAGCCATTAGTGTGGCATTGCGAATACCTGTTCTAAGAATCTGTTCACGCAGACCCTGCCAATTCATGCGCTCTTGATGCGGCACCAATTCGTCAATGTCTCGCTTGCGTGTGTCAATGGGCAACAGGCCATCTGCATACTTTAGATCTTGCCACCGCTTGCAAGGACCTTGCTCCTCGGCTAAATCTGCGCTGGCTTTAATCAAATAATAACTCCATGCTTCTGCATACTCGTCAACCAGTGGCAAGGCACGAGGATCTGAATAGCTGACGTCATTCTTGGCCAAGAAGTAGGCTAGGTTAATAATTCCAACACCTAGTGGGCGAAACTCTTCTGTGGCCAAACGTGCGGCTTTAACTGGATAGTCTTGATACGATAATAGAGCATCCAAGCCACGTACTGCCAAGCGACCAATGCGTTCGAAATCATGTGGGCTTTTTACATTGCCCCAATTGGCTGCACTCAAGGTACAGAGAGCAATCCTACCATCTTCGTCATTGATATCTTTCAATGGTACAGTTGGCAAATCAATTTCAGTACACAAATTGCTCATCTTGATAGGAGCAACCTTTTCTTTGAACGGGGAGTGGGTGTTAGCATGATCCACGTTCATCAAATAAATGCGGCCAGTGTCTTTGCGCTCTTGCATAAAGCTAGAGAACAAGGTCACGGCTTTGATAGTCTTCTTGCGAAGTTTGGTATTGCGTTCTGCACGTTCGTACAGTTCTTTGAAACGATCTTGATCATTGAAGAATGCTTCATACATCTCGGGTAAGTCGTGTGGTGAGAACAATGTGATGTCTCCACCTGTGAGCAGTCGCTCATACATGAGCTTGTTGAACTGCACACCATAGTCCATGTGACGCACACGATTGTCTTCTGTGCCTTTGTTATTTTTCAATACCAATAGGTCTTCAACTTCCAAATGCCAGATGGGATAGTACAAGGTTGCGGCACCATTGCGTACACCACCTTGTGAGCAACTACGAGTAGCTGTTTGAAAGTGTTTGTAGAAAGGCACTACGCCTGTGTGGTAAGCATCCCCACGTCGAATGGGACTGCCTAGGGCACGTATTCGTCCTGCACCAATGCCAATACCTGCTTTTTGTGAAACATACTTGACAATTGAACTTGCTGTGGCGTTGATGCTGTCAAGACTGTCGTCTGTTTCAATCAACACACAGGAACTAAATTGTTTCTGCGGAGTGCGCAGGCCTGCCATGATAGGAGTAGGAAGACTAATGTCGTGATGACTGATAGCATCATAATAATCTTTGACCCACTGCAAACGTGTTGCTGTTGGATAATTCTGAAACAGTGTTGCGGCAATGAGAATATAACTCATTTGTGGGGTCTCGAGGATCTCCCCAGTCACACGATTTTGTACCAAATATTTGCCACGCATCTGTTCCATGGCAACATAGGTCAAACGTTCGTCTCTTTCGTGCTGAATAAAACTATTGATCTTTTCCCACTCTTCTTGGCTGTAGGCTCCCAGTAGTCCTCGATCATAAAAACCATTTTCTACATTTCGCTTCACAAGATCCAGCAGGGGCCATGGTTCATAGTTGTTGTAAACTTGTTTACGCAAATGGTAATTAATCAGCCTGCCGGCCACATATTGATAATTTGGAGTTTCTTCAGATATCAAGTCAGCCGCACTCTTGATCAGCGTTTCTTGAATTTCTGATGTTTTAATTCCGTTGTAAAACTGTATGTGACTTTTGATTTCTACTTCGCTTGCACTTACACCCGTGATGCCTTCTGTGGCCCAAAATACTACTTTGTGTAATTTTTCTAGATTTAACGGCTCTTTTGTGCCGTCTCTTTTTGTAACTTGTATCTGACTCATTGATTCCTCTAATTCAGTAGTTGTCCAGCTTCAGCTCAGAGCTGGCGTAATCGATTACATGTGCTAGGTCGTCTGGTATTGATTTTTTATTTACGACTTCTTCGGGTTCCAAATTAAGAACATATTTTCCATCGTCGATCCAAACTAAATTATACTGATACAACGTACCCTTGCGTCTAAGCACACGCAAGCATAGATCATGCCCGCTATGGTCACTTAGATGTATAGTATACAGGATTCCCAGGGCGCGAGCAAGATCACAATAGTAATTCTCGGCAATTAAAGTCCAGGGATCTGGCCAACTATCGGGCTTGTCGTGATCAAGATAGAAGGGAGTGAACGGTGCGCGACTCCAAAACTTTGCAGTCTGCTCCAATGCTTGTTCAAAAGGTAATAAATTGATTTCACGCCTAAAACGTTTCCACTGTTCTAGGCGATCTGCCGACGGCAACTTCCACATGCAGTTACTTATGTGTTATATTAATCGTGTGATAGAATATACCAAATTACCTGTGCCATTTGAGTCGCTGGCATAATTTAGTACGGCAGTGGTAGCGTTTACACTGGTAACTGTGAACGTCACTCCGGTTGGGTTGGTCCTGTTGGGCCATACTCCAGTGGCATTTGGGTACTCAGTGTATTCATCTGTGTATTGAATATTTGTGCCTTGACGAACAACATCAAGCCGACCCTGTCTGTATGCATTTATACCTTCTCTCTTGAGCAGATAGTTCATGCTTACTGAGGTAATGGTGCCATCAAATACTATGCCAGTGTTTCCAGTGGCCTGGCTGGCGCTGAGTGTGATAACGCGAGCTGGCGATTGTGTTTGCATGCCCAGTGTGATACCAGTGTTTGCATCAAAGCCTACACTGACACCACGGTCTTGGATAAACACTCTTGACTGTATACTTGCATCATCATTAGGACGTTCAAACACGTCACTGATGCTGTGATTGCCACTGCCACCAAATCTAATTACTGGAGTAAAGATATTGCCATTGATACCAGTGTACACTGTGCCAACATCACCAAAATAGTTCATGGTACTCATTACAGAGCTGACAACATCAACATTGGGCACGTGTACATTAACAGCGTGTCTTGCGATGCCGTCAAATGTACTGCCTAGGATTTTTATATTCTTTGTTTCAACTGGCGATGCAACCTTGTCAACCAACACAGCTTGACTCAACTGCTTGAATCCACAACCAAGTAAACGAACGTCGGTGCCATTGATAACCAAGCCTTGTGTGCAGTTGTTGAAATCGCATTCGGTGAATGTTACGTTACGAATAAATCCAGCATTGCTGATTGGTCGAGCATATACAGCATTTTGACCAGTGATTGAATAGGTATTTGGATTTGTTTGACTGCCTTTGAACACCACTCGAACAAATTCCACACGCTCAGTGGTGTCTAGTCTAACAATGTCTTGATTTTGCAAATGCTCAAGAGTCATTTCAGCAACAGTAATATCTCTTGCTACTGTGGCGCTGCCAGTGCCGTAGTTTGCGTCAAATTTGTTTTCACTATCTTTAAGTTGAATCAATGGTGCTAGGTTACTGTTTTGACGTAGAACTGTTCGCCCTTTGCCTTCGCCTAGTAGGTAAACAAAGCTGGGAAGTTTGAGACTAGCACTGATCAAATATGTTCCAGCTGGCACGTGAATCACACGGCGCAGTCTTGGTGTGGTCAATGCAAAGTTACCAAATTCAATTTCGTCAATTGCACGTTGCAATGAAGCAGTGTCGTCTGTGTTACCATCGCCTGTTGCGCCAAAGTCACGCACATTGACATAGTCGTCTAGTTTTTGTTGCAGGGTACGCTTGATTGGTGTGTCAGACGTTGCACCAGTACGGCTGGTATAACCAGATTGTGAACCTTTGAACGTGTAAGCATCACTGATGTTCAATAGGTCAGAAAATTGTGTGAGAATTTCTGTAACACCAATTTGTGGTGCGCCCTCGGCAATAGTACCATTACCAATGTACAATTGGCGAGTATCTACTGCCCAGCCCAGTTCTGCAGACGCTAGTTGTGGTAGATCTTGTTGTAGCCCTTTACGGTGCTGGATTCTTGATATCTGAATAACGGCCATTTGCTAAAAACCCCGGTGTATGGAGTATTTAGCTCATCAGGTAATATAGCTCAACTCGCTTGAGCCACTCTTCTCTCCAGTGGGCAAATTCGTCGCCTTCAATGACAAATTCCATGTATTGCGGGGTGGTATAGGAGCCATCTTCCAGCAATTTAGGCTGTACAGCCATTAGAATTACACCGGTGTCTATACTAGTACCATGTGTGTCATTGTGTGCTTCTGCATAGGCCGCAAGCTGAATAAAGTAATCATCAATGTATTCACGCTTTTTGGGTTTGTTGCTTTGCTTGAAATCCAGGATAGCTGGCTTGCCTTTCCACACGCCCACACAGTCTGTGGTGCCAGCATATAACCCACTATAATAAACAGGCACTTCGCTTCCCCAAAACTCGTCCACATTGGAAAGACCGTTGAGGATAACTTCTGCGGCCATGAACCACGAAGGATGTGCATAAGGGTTTGTGGGCAAGGGTTTCATGTCATCGCTAAGGATATATGATTCCAGGTAACTGTGCATGCGTGTGCCACGATTGGCAGCTTCTGTGGTGATGGCTTGCGCACGTTCATGCCCGATGGCCTTGCGCCAGTTCTCTAGTGCTTGTTTGCTTTCCTCGCTTTTGGTGCGATCCAGGATTGTTGTCACACTAGGAACTTTGTCACCGTTGGGCAAACAATAGTGTCGTTTGCCTTCTAAGGTGGTACGCTGTAACGGCTTGTAGTCAAATTTTTTGATAATCATTTATACTCGAAAACTTTCCCCGCATCCACAGCGGTCTCGTTCGTTGGGATTTGAAAAGTCAAACCCTTCATTCAATCCATTGCGCACGTAGTCTACTTCTAGACCATTCAAGTAAACTGAGTCTTTACCGTTTACCCAAATTGTTGCGCCATGGTGTTCATACTTGAACCAGTCTCTTGTGACTGGCACATGATCTATGTATTCTAACACATAAGCCATGCCAGAGCAACCAGTAGTTCTAACTCCTATGCGTATGCCCACCCCAGTGCCACGCTTGGCTATGTTGTCTGTGATTTTCTTTGCCGCACGTTCAGTTAGAGTGATCATGTTTGCTCTTATAATCAATTATGGCTGCTTTGATAGCATCTTCTGCTAGAATTGAACAATGTATTTTTACTGGAGGTAGAGCTAGTTCTTCGGCGATGTCAGAGTTTTTGATTGATCCTGCTTCGTCAAGTGTTTTTCCTTTGACCCATTCAGTAACCAAACTCGAGCTTGCAATGGCTGACCCGCAGCCATACGTCTTGAATTTTGCGTCCGTGATGATGCCATCTTGCACCTTTATCTGTAGTTTCATTACATCACCACACGCAGGTGCTCCTACCATGCCGGTGCCAACTGTGTCGTCAATTTCTAACTTGCCCACATTGCGTGGGTTTTCATAATGATCAATTACTTTGTCGCTGTATGCCATTGGTTATCCTAGGTTACCTGCTACACTGATACGCACACCGTCGGAGGTATAAAACGGTGATACTGTGTGTTTCATCTTGGCTGGAAATATTGCCATGCGTCCTTCCCAGCTTTTGTCAATTCTAAGAGTTGCTGTGGCAATGTCACCAAGCACTGTGGTGTAGGCAAATGAAAACATACTGACGTCTTGGTTCTTGGCAAGAGGAAACATTTTTAGTTCTTCTTCGAGATCATAGGGAATGTTTACCCAGATCACCCAACTCAACACACCCGAATGATCATGCAAGGGATTGTATTCGTGCTTGACCTGTAGGTTCACCCAGGACTCTTGAAATTTCACTGGTTGATCCGATACCATATGATTTCTTTTGAGATATTCGGCGCCAAGCAGTTCTATCAGTTGCTTGGCTTTGTCGCTTAACTCCAAGGAAAACTCGCCTTTGATTTGTCCAGCAAGTCTACTATTAAACAGTATGGCTTGTTTGTTTCCAGACATGATCTGATGCACTTGCTCGTGTATTTCAGTCATTACCAGTTCTGGTGCATTCACTAGAATATAGTCAATGTTTGGTAATACATGTGTTTCAAATTGAAAATACTCGGCCATGACTATTTGCCTGGAGGGTTATATGTTTGTTCGTACTCGGCCTTGGCAATTCTGTAGTATCCTGCATCACCGTCTTTGACCAGATAATCGCCTGGCTTGATTACCATGCTTTCGCCCCAAGGCGCTGTAAATTGCACAGCCTGCGGTGCTGTGTACACTGCCACTTGCCTGGGGCTCTGCTCAGGAATCACTGTGCTGCCAATTTCACCTTGGTACAGTTTGCCAAACTTGGCGCTTTTGATCACATAGTTTTCTTGGCTGGGCCCACTCAGCATGATATCGCCGGGTTCAGCTGTGTTGGTTGTTTCTTTACCATCACCTGTGATGGTATCCACTTGCATCTGTTGTTGAACTTGTGTGTAGGTCATTGGCGGCATCTTGTGCGGCTGACCATTGTCAACATACTTGTATTGTTTGGCAAGTTTTGTTGTGGGCAAAAATTCCAAGCCGGAAGCAACTTGATTGATGTCAACCAAGTTTTCAGCTTCGACTATCATGTCTGAATACTTTCGAAAAAATTTTGGATCCATTGTAAATACCCCTAGCTTATTGTAAGGTATTTATTTGGCTATGTCAATGGTCAGGAGCGATTGGCAGCGGCTTTTTTAGCCATTGCGTTGACAATACTTGTGGGATCTTTGGCACTGCCACCCGAACCAGTGTCGGCTGGTTCCTGTGGTGAGCCTGGCTCGTCGCCAAAAGCCTTGAGACTAAGATTGTCTCTATCCATATTGGATATTAGATTTCCAATATCGGCATTGTCGTTTTTCATTGCGTCAAACAATTCATAGGTCAAGGCATCATAACCAATGATATTGTTTATCATGGTTATAACGCCCGACGTTGTGTGATTGGGCAATCGTTTTTTGTTGTGGTCCCGGTTGCGCAAAAACTCTAGGACAGTTAGTATCTGCGCTTTGAGTTCGTCTTCCGAGGCACTCTCAAAGAGTTCTCGTAAACGCATGATTATCTCTTGGCGCGACCTAGTGCTTCTTCACCGCCAGTGGCTGCATCAGTGGCTGCAAACTCGTCGCCACCCATTGCTGGCTCAGTGGCCATGTCAGGAGCACCGCCCATGTCGCCACCTGGTGCTGGAGGCATGCCGCCAGCTGCCATTGGGTCTGCGCCTGGCATGCCCATTGGTGCAGCCACTTGCTCACCGGCCAGTGTACGTGCGGCACCGTCTGCTGTTTCACGAGCAGTTTGCAGTTGCCCAACCAACTCAGTCAACAAAGGTACAACTGTGCCTTTGAATGCATCAGCTTGTGGTTGACCAATTTGATCACGAATAGTGTCTAGCAGTGCAGGCAGTTGTTCATTCTGCATTTTGCTAATGTCTTCCAACATGTCTTGGAAACTGTCCACAATATCTTTGGCAGCTAGAATAGCACCTGATTTGGCAATTTCGCTTTCTGTTAAAGGACGGTTTTCATCCAGCCAACGATTCAATCCTTCACGCACCATTAGAAGTTCCATGTATTTAGGATTCTTCTCAGCGGTGTGAACACCAAAGCTGTGCTTGAGTTTGGTAAGATTTTCAGCTAGAGCTTTGTTCAATGAACGTGCTTTAGCAACAGTAAGTTGATCATAATCAATTCTAAAGCCAAAGCGGCTTTCATTGATTTTGTTAATCTTACGTGATGTTGGTCTTGTGGCTATATCTTGTAGTTTCATGGTTCGTTTCCCATACGTGTTTAGAGTATTTAGCCGCTGTAATCGTTTTCTGCATATTAGTTTGCAGAGTTTCTAGCAGTGGACGAGCATAGCTCAGGCGAGCAAGGTACAAATCAATAGCAAAACCGTCACCTTTGCGCTGTGCTTGTTGCAGTTTTTCAGTGTAATGATTTACTTCATCTGCTATCTTGCCCAGTTGTTCATCGCCTTGCAAGAAGTCTGCGCTGTTTTTGAACTTGGCTTGAGTTTCGTACAAGCAGAAAAACACAGCGGCCTGCCTGATGTAAAAATCATGCACCCTGCGCTGATCCATGTCTGTTACTACCCAGCTGGTATCATGACGTTTGTGCAAATTAAATTTGCCCACACGATATTGATTTTTTCCAATTTCAATGCATACAAATCCATGTTGGCGGCTGAGTGTATTGACTTGATCTAGACTCCACTGACTTACTAGCCTTAACAGCACTTCAGTCATTGCTTCGCCTTGTGCTTGATGCGTGGCTCGACGCATGAGCTTTTTGTTTACATTATTGCGAGATTTTTTTGGTGTACGTGACACGCCCATCGTTATTGATCCTTGCCAGCACGTCTTTGGTCACTAGGTTATTTGCTATAACAATCTCACGTTCGTTGAGATCTTTCCTAGACACGCTGTTTCCTTCATGGAATTTTGATAAGAGGTCTGTTTCCTCGTTTGTAATGGGCAACAATAAACCCCGAGTGACCTCTACTATTTTCATTTGTTTATAAAGTGTACCAGGACCGTGATTAGTCCGGTTATTAACACACTGACAATGGCTGTACCAATAGCAATCAATTGTTTGCTTTGTTTGTCACCGGCGCCAGCTAGTGCTTGTTTGATTTCAAGCACGTGAGTTTCTAAACGTTCAACCTTGGTCTCTACGCTTTGTATTTTGTTTTCCAACTTCTCATACCTTTCCGCACATAATTCTACATGGGCCTCAAGGTTATTCTTTTCTATATTCGTTGACACCGATTTTGCTCCGTTAAGTTTTAACGATGCTGTTTGTTGAGCCTTGATATGAGCCTTAATAGTTTGCCTATGGATGCCGTTGCATCTGTCAGTTATGTATTTAACCCAGATGGCGGAATCTTAAAATATATGTTTTTGATTGCACCAGACGTGTAAAATAATGGAAGCATAAAACGTGCTGTTTCTGTTAGATATGTAATAACCGGAATTTCATCAAAATCATCATGCAACAATCCCACAGGGTCTGTTGCAGATTCATACGCACCTGCATGATCCACAGTGAACGCAAAACTCCATACCTTGTGAACGCCCTTGTACATTTCGCCAAATTCATAATTATCTAGCGAAACTTCGTCCATTCTACATACTATGTCCACGGGTATGTTGCGAATACCAATACATTGCAGTATGGTTTCCCAGTTGCGTTGTTGATTACGTTCTAGTTCTTTGTTGCCTGTGTCACGTATCACTCCTGTGGGGGTGACGTCAACCAAGGTGTATCCAATAAACGTTTTATCTTGCATGATATTCATACAGATATTTAGTCACAAAAAAAGCACCTTGCGGTGCTTTCTCTGTCACGGTGAATGTGATTATGCAATGCTGTGTGAAGAACCAGTAGCAACTGTACCACGGACCAAGTTGAAACCCTTGTCGCCGTATACACGAACACCACTCAAGCTCAAGCCATTGACTGTACCAGCGGCTGCAATAACTGTTGCTAGAGCGGCATTGCTGGTCCAAGCTGAACGCTCGACTAGAATTGATACTTGGCTACCCAAAGCGCCAGCATCTAGTGTGCTGTCAATTTGATAACCCATTACTGTTGCGTTTGCTGAGACTGAGTTGAGAATAGACTCAACTGCACCACCTGAACCCAATTGAGCTGCCAAGTTACCACCAACTTCAACACGGATAAAGCTGATTGGATTAGCAATACCTGTTACGATAACTGCCGCGTTAGCATTTGCTTTGCTAGCTGAACCCAAATTATTGATGCCTTGTGCATCACCATTTACTCTTGTAAAAACTGCCATTTCATTTCTCCTATTATGTAGCGACTGTGCGCTTAAAGATATTTATGATCTTGGCAAGAAATCTATTAAATCAAGCCTTACAGCATGTCTTGCTAGTTCTCTGCGTATATTATGCATGGCAAATGTACGATCGTTTTCGTTGTGTAGTTTCCAGTCCAGCACCACTCTACGCACCTGCGCCAGCGTGGCATCATGTATGTTCATCATGGTTTCAATGTTCATGAATGTTTGTCTATCACGTCCATGATACCAAGTGCCTTGCCATACACCACGCAAATAGCTTTTTATCTGTAGCACAGGCGCACTGATGTCAAAGTTGGTTTCTATTCTGTCTTCCCAGTCACGCTGGTTGCTTAGTACAGCAATCAAGTTTGCTAGATCTGTTGCAGTGCCGCGCATGTGATCAAAATCACCCCATTGAATTGTTAGAGCCGCATAGTGTTTGGCCGCTGGCTCATCAAACTGTCGGATTGCTTCTATACTCAGCAAGCTCAGGTATATTATTCGTGCCAGCTCTTCTGCTGTTTTGCCTTGAATGCCCACAGGTGCTCGAAACATCCTGGCTTCAAAGATTTCACGTTTTATAAAATCAAACATTATCCGTTTTTAGCAAAGTTGGCTTTGCTAAATCCCAATCTGTCAATCAACTTGAACTTGTCTGCGCCGCCGCCTACCACATAGCCCTCGTGCCCAGGATCGTTGCCTGTGAATGCTTGCACACCGCTTGCGGCCTGCTGTGCGTCAATTTGTTTCTTGATGTCTAGTTTGAAGTTGTACAATGCTACCCAAATGGCAAACATGCCTGCTAAGCCTGCACGACCTTCTTTGTACAGCCAGCCCTGTCCACCGCCCAGTAGCTTTTGATTGGCGCCCGGCGATAGGTTGCTGTTTAGATATGTGTAAAATCCTTCCAACATTTGATCAAAGTTGCCTGCTGTGATCTTGCTGGTAATGTACTTGCTGGCCAAGCCAATGATGCCCTTGGCTTTTAACACAGTGAGTTCATTCATGAATGAATCTACAGCTTGTTCGTAGCTGGCAATAACTTTGTTTACAGAGTCGGTGGATGCTTTTTCAATGTTGACTTTGGGCACTGGCATTTCACCGCTTACAAACCATATGGGGTTTCCATCAGCAGGCAATCCGCCTAGGCCTTTGAGTGGTTGATCTGGCTCGCCTATGCCTGGAATAAATGTGTGTACTGCAATGCCACCAATGCTACTGGAAATGTTATTCGCAATAGGATTTGGCTTGTCTCCCAGTTTGACTGGTACCTTGTAGGTCACTGTGTTGGGTTTGAATACATAGAATCCATCAACTGGTTGTAGTCGGCCTGCATACAACAGGTCACCAAAGTAAAAGCCGCGGAAGTTGCCTGGAATAATTGATTCCAGTGCAGGCCATAGCACATTGATTTTGCCATATAGGTCAGCACGGTCAGCACCACGATTGATGTCGTACTGTTGAAATGCCTCCGGACTGGTCACACGCCCTGAGCCGTCTTTTTTATCAAACATGTGTTTGTCTGTGACCATAAGCTGGCCATCAACATTGCGTCCAAATATCAGTGCTGGAAAGCCGTCCCACTTGATTGTGGTAAGTTCTTTTCCGCTTGTCATTTTAGACAAGTTGGCCACTGCTGTTCGTGCGCCTGCAATGCCATCTGTCCAGATTGAATCTTCAGGATGTACAATACCTTCTTTGAGTACAGTAGTGGGTTTGCGTTCAAATAGTTCTGTTATCTTCATACAAAATATCCTTTGACCATTTTTAGACCTTGCAGGATTTTTTTGCGATCTTCTTCTGCACGTGCAATAGCATCTGGCGTTTGTGCTTTGTCACGTTTCTTACCTTGTATATCTATCATGGCCTTTTCTTCATATCGTTGCCAAAACTTATTTAAGAAGTCTCCAGCACTTGAAAATCCAGATAGATCAGTTTTTCCAAACATGCCATTGGCTTCTGCACTGGCCGCAAAACCTTTCATGCCTTGCACCAGTTTGTTTATTTTTACATCATTGATGTCGTTGCCAGGAAACTGTTTCAGCAGTGGAGACACCTGAGGCTGTTCAAGTCCTTGCTGTTGGGCCAGATACATGAATGTGTCAAGTATAAATGTTTCTGGGTCAATTGACACAGTCATTACCTGTGTGTCTTTTTGCTTGCTGAATGGTACACGTTGTCCGTCAATGACTTTTAATTGTACGCCAGCATGCTGTATGCTCATGTCCAGCAGTTCACCAAACACACTGTACATGTTGCCTGTTAGCAGGCCTTTGACGCCATGCTCAGGTGTGACTCTAGTGGCACCCCAGTTGCGTAGTTTCTCTTCGTGCCACATGAAGTCAACTTGTACATAAGAGTCTGCGCCTATCTTCATGATAGGATGCCCTGGCTTGCTTTCAACAGGATGCACATAGCTGGGACGTTGTGTTTTTACAAACTCGTCTGCAAGTTTGTTCCAGTGACTGGTAAACTGTCCGTATGTCATGCCTTCCACAGGAGGCGCAATCATCTGCAGGTCAATATCTCCGTAGACTTTATCGGGATTTTCTTTGGTGTCTTTTTCATGGTAAGCACTGGAACCAGTAGGACGACCCATTTCAACAGGGCCTTGATCTTTGCTTGACAAGAACTGGTTAAAATCTTGAACAAACTGTTGTACGGTATCAAGAGTTACTTGGACCACACGTGGATTGATCACAGTGCCTTGTGTGACTGTGGTATCCCAGCCACCTTCAATCAAGAACTCGTAGCTTTTCATTTATCTCACCAGTACTGATTGCATCTGGCGAAACCAGGTGGGAGATCCTTCTTCAAGTTTCTTGGGCAATGTGATCAAACCTTTTGCTTCATCGCCACGAGCTTGTGCTAGTTTTTGTTCGCGTTCGGGATCGTTGGCCAATGCTTGAAGGATATTTTTCACACTGTTGAGATCATCACCAGTGGCTTTGGGATTTAACAAAATCTTGGCCACGCTGTCACGATCACGTGCTACCACTGTGTTGTCATCACGGCGCAATAGTTTGCCACCAAATGCATCAAACTTGAGTCCTAGTGCTTTGCCAATTGAATTCATTACTATAAAGATTGGCTGTCCTGCAAACTCAGGATCCTTGTAGCTGCCACGTGGACCGTGTTGGTGATACGGAGCCACAATGCTGGCATCATGTATGACCATGACGTCGACTTGTGCCACTGCACCTTTGTAGGGAATGCCAATGCTGACATTGTTGCCGTTGGTTTTGGCTTCAATGCCTTTGCCGCGGAAATAAGCTTCTAGTGCTTTTTTGGCAGCTAGTACAGGATTTTTTTCATCCTGTGTGCGAAACAGTGCCACAACATCTTCTGCTTCGACCATGACGTCAATGTCACCAGACTCAACCTTGTAGCCAGCTGAGCCAATGTCTGTTTGCAGTCTGCGTAGCAGTGCTTCAGGCATGATCTTTCGTGCTGTGGCCACAATGGTTGCAACATCGTTTTTTGCAACAGGTATGCTGGATGGGATAGCGTTACCGCCTTCGTTCAAACGCATTGTTTACTCCATTGCCAATACAAACTTTTCAAATTCACGTGCAATCTTGGCATCAGCTGATTCTTTGATGTATTTGCCGCCAAACACTTTGCGTGACTCGGCTACTCTAGATACCGGAGGAGCTTCGCCTCCGCCACCCGGAATAACTCTTGATGGTCCTAGTTCAGCAGGTGGTGCCGCTGTATCAGTGGCCGGTGCTGGTGCACCTGGCTTTTTCTTTTTCTTTGTACGTGTGATTATGTCTTGCGCTTTTTCACGTTGCTTGCCAGTGCTTGTTCCACGGAACTGTGCCATTTTTTCTCTGTAGGCAGTAGGAGCACTACGTTGCAACACACTCAATGCTGTGTCAACAATAGTAATCAAGTCATCTGCATAAGCAGGGCCAGTCATGCGAGCCAGTTGTGGTAAAATGGTTGTGGTTGCGCTGGTAATCTGTCCATCGCCAGACGAGCCACCCGGTGCAGTTCCACCCACAGCGCCTGGTGCAGTTCCACCAGTCACGCCTGGTGCTGTGCCTCCAGCGGCACCTCCAGCGGCTCCGCCACCACCGGCAGCTGATGGGTCAGCAACTGGAGCATTCACTGGGCCAAGACCTTGACGCTTGCGAATTGCATCCAGTCTTACTTTTTGTGCCGGTGTCAGTGCAGGACCGCCACTCATAGCGGCATTGGCTGCATCAATAATGTCATCGTCTGAAAACTCAGTTTTGGCTGGGGTAAGATTTTGTGGAGCAGGTAATCCCATGGTGCTGAACAAGCTCATGATGTATTCTTGCGGAACACCATTACGTGCTAGGATTTGTCCAACGCTGTCAACATCTGTTGGACTGCCTGCGTCTTTCCACATACGCATGAGACGTTCTTTGTTGACCTTGGTTGTTCCTCGATTCCACCCTCTTGCAATTTGGGCACCAGCTGTGGACAAACCTTTTTCAACCTTGTCCATGAACTTGTTGCCCACTTGTCCAGTATAGTTGGTCTGTGGCGGTGTGGCAGGTGCAGTGTCAGCTGTTGGAGCGGCATCAGCTGGTTCGTCACCTGTTGGTGTAAACATTCGAGACAGATCCTGCCGTGCTTGTACCGATCCAGCTGGCTTGTTGGCCATGCTGTCACCAGGTTGTTGCATGCGATAGTCATTGCTGGTTGGGTTGGCTGTGGCCACTGCGGCGGCAGCTCTTGGGCTTGTTTGTGCAAACTGTTGTGCTGTTTGCCCAGTTCTACCAGCTTGCTGACCCATTGCAGTAGAAGTTTCACGACCGTAGTTGTTTCTGCGAGCTTCTGTAAAATCTCTTTCCCAGAGCTTTTCAATGTTGTCAAACAAAGTGTTGAGACCACGTTCACTTAGATACAGTGGACGACCTGAGCGGCCAAGACTTTCGTTTAGTGCCCACTTGTGTAGTGTTGTAGCTCTGTCAAACATCTCACTCTTGGCAAGATAGCCCACAGTAATACCTTCAAGCACGCCGCGACCTTTTGTGACTTTGATTTTGCTAAATCCTTCAAATTCTTTGGTTTGCTTTTCTCTTTTGGCTTCGCCAGCTTTGTTTGTCTTGTCAATTAATGCCTTGGGAGTAATGTAACCATAGCTAACGTCAGACAGTTTTCCGGTAGTTGGATTTGATCTTGGAGGCATTATTGAAATAATCACATCCTGTACAACCCATTCCATTGAGGCTACTTCGCCTTTATTTGGACCAGCTACGTACCTCTCTTCTTTAGAAGGTTTTCCGTATTTTTTAGAAACAATACTTTCAAAGTCCATAACATTGCCGGGACCGGGGTATGTATTGATATTTACTAATCTTCCTTGCTCAAATTTTGCAAGCATTTTTATATCAGCAACATTAAACACATAACCAAAATCTCCAAATTTTTCAGTGCTTATTTTTTTGAAATCCTCTTCAGACATTCCAAATCTAATAGTTCCATTTTTCAAAGAAAATTTAGATAACTCACCTGGTGTATTTGGTTCAGCTGCCATGGGTTCAGCTGCCATGGGTTCAACAGCCTTTGGCTTAACCTGCGCAATGCTTCTGCCAATTGCACTACCACTGCTGGAATTATCTGCGCTAATTGGAGTAACTTTTTTAGTGTCTGTGTCTACCACAAACTTTTTAACCGCATCAACTGGAATAGCTTTTTCGCTACTGACGGCTTTTATTTTGCCGGCACTGTCAACATAGGTGTATACCTTGTCTGCATAAGCGCCTGTGCTTGTTGCAAATGCTAGTGCTGCCGCCGCTAGTTTGCTGGCCATGCCTTCATCTAGCTGGTCTTCATTCATGGCGGCTCTGGTGGCATCGGTGGCAATTCTGTTAGCAGCCATGCCTTGATCTGGTCCCAGCTGTCCAGCTTTCATCTTGTTATAGATATTCTGTGCTGTCATGGCATTGTCGCCTTGATATGCACCTTTATAGGCAGCGGCATCTATGTTTTTAGGCAACACAATTTTATCACCTGGATTCAAAATATTAGGATTGCCTTGAGGGCCAAATTTGTCTGGATTGAGTTTTGCTAGTTCGTCTGGGTTTACCTTGTACTTGTCAGCAAAGCCTGTCATGGTGTCGCCTTTTTTGGCAACTATAGTTTGTGTTTCGCCACCTGTCACTGCTGGTTTAGGTGGGGTTGTACCTCCGCCACCGCCTGGGTTAGTTTCGCCACCTGTCACTGCTGGCTTGGGTGGGGTTGTTGTGCCTCCGCCACCGCCTGTTGTGGCATCTGCCGCGCTGGCATCGGGAATTAGCCCCTTGGTAGTGTCTGCAAAATTCTGCGCACCTTGTGATATGGCACTGCCAAGTTTGTTGGCACCTGCTTGTGCCGCTTGACCTAGATTGCTTATGCCTTGACCAATTTTGTTTACCACAGGAGTTGCCGCATCAATAGCCGCACCAGCCGCAGTTTTTGCACCCACCATTGCTGCCGCCGCGCCACCTTGCATGGTACCAGCACCAACAGATCCTGACAATGATTTGTTCTTTAACAGGTCATCAGCTGTTTTTGTAGCACCCAACAAGATTGGTCCTGTAACGCCAGCAGAAGCATATCCAGTTAGCACTGTGAGCAAACCGTACATGAATTTGCCTGATACAGGGTACTTCTCCCAGAACTGTCTGTAGTGATCAAGTTTTTGTAGTACTTGTGCGCCACCTTCACTTTTGCCCATTTTTGCCGCAATCTTGGCCTTGGCATCGTCAAAGTGTTGATCCATGTTGCGAACTAGTGTGGTGTCTTGTAGCAGTCTACCAAGGCCCTTGACTTTGTCCACCACAGCACCTACGCCAGCACCCACTTTGCCCAAAAAGGTTTTGTTGTTACCGGTACTGGTCATGGTTTCTTCTGCGGCTGCAAACAGTTGTTCAATCTGTGCTGGTGTTAGTGCTTCAGCTTCTAATAGCAGATTAAACTGTTGGCCAATCATGTATGCTTCGTGATACAACGGGCTTGAAGCCAGGTCGTGATATGGTGTTTCTGTTAAATGCGTGGCTTTCACTTGCGTATTCTCCTAATTCCTCTGATGAATTTATTTGGATCCTGCGCACGAATGCTGTTTAACAGTCGTCGTTCAAGCTCTGACGCCATGTCTGGGTCGTAGCTTTCCCTTATGGTATTGATTAGATTAATTGCGCCCTGGATGACATGGTCAGCGCGGCTTTCTAGCACATTTTCTTTGTCTTTTTCAATGAAATGGCTATCAAGTTCTTCCAGGAGGCTACGTGTTTTTTTAAGCAAAATCAGGCTCCAATTCTGTATTATTTATCGAAACCTGCGGTAGGTCGTACTCAAGTTACCCTTGTCCAGTTTTGATAGCAGCCAGCATGCTTTTGAGCTTGTTGTTGCCTACTTCAGCGTGTATGGGTGCTGTGTCTTTTATTTCACCAGTGCTGACATCCACTGTGCTACGTGCTTTGATTTGATTCATGATGCTGGTTGCTTGTGGTTGGTAGCCACTGGCTTCTTCACCTTCATCTGTGATACGCATGGTTTCGATGTTGTAGGTTAGATCCACTTTCATGCCCATGCCTGTTGAGCTTCGACTTTTCATACACTGTATTTGATAGCGTCCACGTTCACGCATGGCTCTGCTAGTAAAGATACCAAACACATTATCTGCTGTGTTAATTTTACTAATACCACCTGAAATATGACTGTGGTCAAATTCAATTTCATCCACAGCACCACGATTAAGCTGTGACGCTGTTACCATTAGTATGCCCAGCTCTTTGGCCAAGTTACGCAGTTCTTCACTCACATACTTGTCCTTCACAAACAAGTCGTTAGGACTGACCTTGGCACTCACTGGCATCAGCAGATCCAAGTAGTCAATCATGATAAAGTCTACCCGGCGATTTGTCTGTATTTGATACTCTTTCAAAAATGCACGAATGTCATTGATATTGCTTTGCGCTGGCAAACCCTTGACCTGATATGTGCCTGACTTCTTGCCCACCATCTTGACTTTGAGTGTTGTGGTATCAATGTCCTTGCGAATATCTTTTGTGCTCATGCTACTTAACATTGCATCAGTACGCAAGCTGGTTAGTTCTTCACTCAGTTCTAGTGTGACATACACACCATGCAATCCTGTTTGAATCCAGTTAAGAGCAATGTTCATCATCACAAGAGATTTACCTGATCCTGACCCGCCTGCAAAGATGTTGAGTTCGCCGCGACTGAAGCCACCGTACAACAATTTGTCCAGCTGTGGCCATCCTGTTGACACTTGCCCGCCTGAGTTGAAATACTTGTTGATGCGTTCTGCAGGATCTGCAAAGTAGTCTGTGCCTAGGTCTTTTTGCAAACTGATCTGCACAGCATCTTTGATCAGTTTTTCTACAGGATTGAAATCACCGTTTTCAATTAGATCAGCGGCTTTGAGAATTGCACGTTCTAGTTCTTTTTGTTTGGTAAAGTTTTCAAACTCTTCCAGGAACCAGCTGGTGTGTCCTTCATTTAGATCCGGCACTGGTCTCAGTTCCACACCAGTTGTGGCACGTATTTGATCTAGGTTGGGTAGAGTCTTGTGTTTTTCGCTGTGTTCTTTGATAAACTTTGCCACTGCACGTAAACTGCGATCAAAGTTTTCTTCGTTGTAGATGTTCTGCACACGCACATAGCTACCTGCGTCATGCAACATCATTTCAAGAAATAACTTTTGTAAGTCTGGATTGTAGTCTTTTGTCATAGCTTATTATATAGTGTTTTGCTCTTGAGCTCAATCTTTAAGGCACTCGTCTCACGAGCGTCCAGTATGCTTTTGAGAACAAACAAAGGGCCAAGGTGTTCCACCGCAGAAGCTGTGTCTTTGTATTTTTCGCTCCACACCGGAAAGCTCACAGTCCATCCATAGCCTATTGCCGCATCAATAAGACTGCGCCCGGGCCAGACTTTTTTACCTGTGCGTTCGTTCACGTGTACATCAAAGTCGGGCACCACTATGACTTCTCTACCAAGGCTTTCAATGATGTCTGCTTGTGTATCATTTATTTCGTTGCTCAAGATAGCCACACCATCTATGCTCATGGCATCAAATGGGCCTTCTACCACAATAACAAACTGCGAAGTTGGCCGCTGTTTGTCAACGTTGAACACAAAGTTTGGTTCGTGGCTGTTGTGATACTTGGGCTTTACTCCGTCTACTAGTGCTCTAGCAGTGTAACCAATGATTTGATTTTTCCAAGTAAACGGAATTATCACACGACGATCCAGGTTGTAACTGGACTCATCAGTTATGTAAAAGTCATATTTGTTTGTGTTTATCTTGCGATTATAAACATACTCCACTGCATTGTTAAGCTGTTCGGGCACAACATAATCATCGTCAGTTAGACCTAGCATGGTTGCCCACTCGCTGAAGCTGGCGCTGTCCTCAGGCAAGGGTCTGGGCTTGAACGTTATTTCAACTTCGGGCACTGGCGCACGTTCGGCTACTGGTACCAGCTCTTTGATACGCAAGGCCTCCATGACCAGTCGCTGTACAGTGTTGTCATCTGCACCTAGCCATTTCAACAACTTGCGGAATTTGAATCCAATTGGACGCCCAGGATAGAAGCCTGTTTTGAATCCGCAATTGAAACAATGATAGCTGACAGATCCATCTGCGTTTGGTCTGACGCCGCCGCGCTTGCGAGTGTCTACGCTTTCGCCGTTGTGCGGGCAACAAACTGCATTGAAGCTGATCCAGTCGTTGGATTGCTTACGCCGGGCTGGCAGTAGTTGCAGTAGCTCTTGTTGTACTATATCATACATCATGCAAGTGTAACATCAGTCCAAAGAATAATCAAGCCTGATGGCCGATTGGTAAATAATTTGGAGACTAAACTCGGACTATACGTGGACGACATTCTAAAAGAATTCATTAAGAAGTACCCCTTTCTAAGCTACGTGGCTTATGGCGGAAACGAATATATTGGCATTGTACAAAATGTTGACGATATCCTAACCACCGTGTATGACTACGGTTCCTTGCGAACAGAAACTGAAAAAATAAATTTCCTAGCACTTGGCGAGACCTGGTGGTGGGAAAGCAATCGCACTATTCCAATCAATGTATTTTTGAGAGCTGACTGGGGACCATTCCGCTACTGCCTTAAAACCATGAATAGCCGTGACGTGGAAATTAGACTTGGCCCTTATGTTAGCCTCAAAGAAATTGCAGCCAAAAAAACCAAACGTCGATCCATTGTTTTAGTTCGCAAAACTGAGTAAGTTCATATTTACTACTACCAATTGAGCATATGCTATGGCATGGCTTTTTTTGAAATAGTAGGAATCATCCTGTGGCTTTTCCCAAACTGTGACAGCAATATCACGCCAGGCCTGCCCTATTAGGTGTCGTTTGGCAGGACGTATAACACTGAGCAACATGGCCAGGCGTGGAATTGAATCCACAGGTTCTGGCATTTTCTTCAATGTGTTCCAGTGATTGTTCACATGTATCAGCTGTTCAAAGAACCCTTGATCTGTGTTGAAACGATTCCAATCTGGTGGCGCTTGCATGAGTTCTTGCAAATGTGCTTCATTGCGTATCTGCTGATAAAGAGTAACATTCAAGAAATCCAGTTTTAGATATCCACGACTTTCCGCAGTTTCATAGTCTAGGCTGGCAATGCCCAACACAGGATCCACAGGAACGTCTGTGACATATACGCCTGTGTTGTGCGGTACCAGTTTTGTATCTTTGAGCTGGCTAGCAGGCACGTGTTTTACCAGTGCTAGAATCTTTTGCCTGTCAGCAAAGTCAATATCAATGTCTGATTGGAATTTCATAGCCCTGCTTGCCCTAGCACATGCTTGCACCATTCAGTGTCAGCCACGTAGTCTTTGAATTTTCGTTGCCAAAAGTCTGGATCAATCCAGTCAATCAGTATGGCCACTTGACCTTCGTCCAGCCCGTCAAGAAACTCAACTCCAGTATCACAAGAGTATATGATCCAAGGACTTATCCTGCCAGTGACCACATGATGACAAATGCGGTTGGCATTGGCATACCTGAAGTAATCCCTAAAGCCGTTTTTAAGTTCAGGATGTTCGTCTGCATAACTCTGCATCTCATTGAGCGCACGTTCAAGCGCATCCTGTGGAGATTCTTTCTTTAGATACTCATGCAACCACTCTTCGTAAAAACTGTCCTTGCACCAGTGATCTATTTTCTTGTTGTTCTTTAACAACCAGTCAGTAAAGTGCTGGCTGTTGATTGCTCTGATACCCACCATGTACCGCCCAAACTTAACAAATGCATTGTAATAAGGACTGGTCACAAAGTCTTCATAGCTTTTGAGTCGAGCACTGCCTTGTGTGGTTTCATAAAAACGCAAGTATGCTCGTAGACCCAGTTGCACCCCTGTTTCTTTTTCCTGTTGCCACCTGCGCTTTTGCTCGCAAAGATGCGCCGCAAGTGTTGACTCCTTGCGAAACTCTTTTTCACAATAACGACACTTAAAGGTCTGACTTGATTCGCTTGTCATCCCACCCTAGTTCCTTTGCCGTGCGTTTGATATCTTCTTTGCTGTTGATGCTGGCAAGCAATTCAAGATCATCTCGCTTGAGATGTGGATACAACTGATTCAAAAACTTTAGATGCTTGTTTTCGTAGCCAGCATTTTTTTTCTTGTTTGGAATATACTGATGCTTGAATGTACCAATGCCAGGACTTACTGCCGTGGCACATAGCCATTGTAACTTTGGATGTTTGCTGATGTCAAAGTAGTTGGTGTTGAGATTTTCATTACAACTCATCACATAGTAAGCCTGGATGTTGCTGGGCGCTTGCACTTGACTGCTCCAACGCAACATCAAATACAAACTAAATTTCTTCTTTTCTTCGTCAGTCAGCTCATCGTAGAAGTCTCGATTCTTACGATCCAGCTGTGCCATTTCGTTGTTGATGTTTAGCTTATCCATTTTGTTTCTTCAGCGTGTAGAGTATTTTAGCACGTTCTAGACATTCTTGCAAGCCAGGATCATCCCGATAGCGAGCATCAAACATCATGTTGATAAAGTCGTTTAGATCGTACAAGGCATCTGCCACAACCATTTCTTGTAGATCTGGATGCTTGATGTACACAGTATCCGCACCATCTGTGTGATGCATGATATTGATAGTTGTACAGTTCTTAATGGTTGCGTTTGCCATCGAACACACAGTTGAAAAGCAAATGCATTTCGCCGTCGTTGATCACCCGATGGAAAGCACCGTCTGGAATAAGCACAACGTCACCGCCTACAACTGCAAACGGTTCTGAATCTTCTTCACCCACAATCATTTTGCCTGATCCCTGTACAAAGAAGTACACTTCTTCTTGGCCAGGATGTCTATGTCCTCTAGTGCTTTGATCACGATACAATTTTGTTGAACTTAGCACAAGATTGTTCAAGGTCTTGTTGTCTTTGAGTAGGTAAGTTTCATTGTCCTTGACAATTTCGCCACCAATATCATGTACATTGAGTTTCATTTACCATACCTTTCCGTAGTCTACTACTTCACATTGTCTGCTGATCTCTTTCACAAAGTATGCACACACAGGATTGTCTCCGGTGGTTAGTGGAATGGCCAACAGTTGTCCTGGGCGCAGTTTAGGAAAGTACCATTTGGTGTCATGATAGATGTCCATGATGTCCACTGGAAAAAACTCTGGCTTAAAACTCTTCAGCGGGTTGAATGTAAACACACTAAAGCCACGATCGTTGATACTGGTCAATGGCACAACTTCTAGGTCTCCAAAGTCAGGTTCGCCAATCAGGATCTGCCAGTCCACAGGCATTTTAATTGTGTGCGGTCCTATGCGTAATACCAAGGCCGGCGAGTTGAAACTTTCTAGGAATATCAGTGGAATAAAAAAGTAGTCTGGGTCCTTGGGATTGCTGTTGTCAAAAACACAAAAGCGCAGATCATCTACTTCATCCGGTATTTCATCCATTTCAAAACTTGTGTTGTCTAAGGTTAAAATTCTCATTTTTCTTCTTTCATTATTGCCATTCTGTTTTTTCTACCGCAAAAGGATAGTTAGCTTCTTTATAAAATTGTTTACGTTTGGTCAAATGGCGTTTGGCAAACTTGCATGTGCTAGTAATGTCCCATATCTGCACAAAGTCTTTGTCTTCTGCTTTGCGAATACCACGTCCAATACTTTGTATAACCCTAACAAAACTCTTTCCAGGTTCAACCAAAACCAAGTTAAAGATCCTGGGTATGTTGATACCCACAGCAGCCACACCGTATGTGGCCACAATGATTTTGCCTGTTGCTGTGGCCACGTCATCGTATTCATCTTGTCTGTCCTTTGCTTTGGTTGCACCCGACACAAATACTGCATTGTCGCCCAGGCGTTTGACCAGTTCTTGTCCTGCGGCCACACGGTCTACCAAGATAAGAGTATTGCCTGTGTCTTTGATGGTGCCTGCTAGCTTGGCAATGTAGTCCAATCGCTCAGGTGTGTCTAGTAGGTATTTGAGTTCGCTTTGATAGTTTGAGTATTCCACATGGTCCACAAGTTGCACCACGTTCACGTGACATTGACTAAGGTGTCCTGCTTCTTGTAGTGTTGCGGCCTTCAAACTGCCCACAACCTCGCCAAGAGCACACTTGATGCTCATCCACTCATATTGCTCTTTGGGTATGGTTCCTGTGAGTCCCCAGCGAATAGGAATGTGCCCCATCACTCCTGTCAGCAGAGTCTTTAATGCATCTGCTTTGGCCATGTGTACTTCATCTACAATAACACACACAACATCTTCCAAAAACTCACCAATGGTGATATCTGCTTCTGCATTTTTTGTGTTCTTGAGCAAGATGTTTAGACTTTGCCAGGTGCAGATTGTGTGCTGGCGACCAAACTCTTTGAGATCTCCAAAGTACACACCAACGTCAAGCCCCATGTTGAGATAGTCTTTGTGTGTTTGTGTCACTAGACTCTTGTTGGGCACAATAACAATACTACGACCATAGGGTGTGACTGCATCGCTTAGTGCGGCTGTGATAACAGTTTTACCTGCACCTGTTGCCACTTCTTGCACACTTTGCGGATTCTCAAAGAAACGATTTATAATCTCCACCTGATAGTCACGCATGGCCATGGGCTGACCTTCCATTGGGTGACCCTTGGGCCAGGCAATGTGCCCGTAACTGTTTTCAGTTACTGCGGTAAAATCAAATGTGGTCTTGTAGTCGCGAGTGTCTTCAACATCAATATCATAACCTTGTTCGGTTAGATAAGGCAGAATCTCAGGCAGCAGATTGATGTAAGTGCTACCCCCTAATTGGAAAAAGCTAACCTTGCCATCCCAACGTCCCAGTCGCACTGCGGGCAAGTATCTTGCTCCAGGAATATCAAACTTAAATTTATCTACTAGTGCTTTGCGTTCAGCAAGTTCTAGTCCTTCAATTTTTACGTTTACTTCGTCTTTAATAATCAATTTTGCCATAATAGCACTATAACATGAACGTTAACAAAAAGCAATACCCCTTACCCAAGTTTATGGTTAAAATAAATAATCTTCCGGCTGTTCTGCACCATGAGTGATTTTTCTGCGCCGGCCAACAACCCAGCATGACTGATCAGTAACGGGATAGTGTCAAGCTCTCGCATGACCTTGTGTGTCCATATCACTGGTGCATCAGATACATTTGTTTTGTTTTTGTTGCCTTGAACTTCTACGTTTTCTGTGCCCAATAGCTCAAGGTATTTTTGATCACTGCCGCTGGCACTAGGGTCAAACACAATCATGGGCAATCTATTTACCAGCTGTGCATAGGCAAACAGCCTGGGTATTTGTCCAAAATCTCCAATGAGTTCGTAACTGGACTTGCGTATGAACACACTGATGTCTGGACCAGCAATGTGATCAACTTCTGCCCACACACTGTCACTGATAGTGTAGCCTAGCTCACTGCCTAGGTCAGCCAGTCGCAGTAGATTATCATCTGTAAAATCCACACCTTGTTCTGCCAAGTACTCTAGCAAACTTGATTCAGCGTTTTCAATTCTAAGTTGACCATTGATTCGTGTTAGTTCAATTGCATAAGTCTGTTGTTCTGCGGCTAGAATCTCATCCATGATCTCACTCAGCTCTTCGCTGATCTCAAACTGGTTGGCCTTGGCCCAGGCCACAACAAAATTTACATTGAACTCGCTCAGTGCAATGTTCCAGCTTTTTTCTTCTTTGTCAAATTGTGCAAAGCCTTGTCGTTGTTGTAGCAACTCTCTCAACTGTTGAATCATTTTAGTGTCGTAAGGAAACTTCAACACCATATGGTCGCCGTCAACCCAACAACGTCGACTCCGGTCAAGCATGCGCAAGGGTTTACGATACTGTGGCGCCGCCATTGGCTCAATGTTGATTCCTTTGCTGGCCAGTTGTCGTTGATACTTGAATATCAACTTCAAGGCAAGGTCGGCTTGACGATCAGTTAGTGCGCCTGAGCCGAGTGTGTGGTCAGTAACACTGTCAAGAAAGGATGTGTCATAACGTGCTAGGCTTACAATAGGATCAAACTCATAGCCAAGCCAACCAGAGCTCTTGACATTGCCTTGTGCAATATCTCTTTTGCCGGCTATCACTTCTAAATAATCTTCGACCGTAGGAAAGGTTTTCATGCTGTATTGTAACACCTGCATAAACAGAAGTCAAAAAAAAGCCCTATCATTTCTGATAGGGCTGTTAAGGGGGTTGTGGAAAGGAGCTAACAAACCACAACCATTAAACGGAATAGTATCCGCTTAATTCTTTACGCAACCTTCATACAGGTTGTACGTGCCATTTTTTCCCAGCTGTTAGGAAAGCTCTTGTACAGTTGAGCAATCTTGATTGCCATACGCAAGCTCATTTCACGCAATGCATTCTTGTTGGCATCCATGAACTCAATAATCATGTCTTGACCAACATCGCTGATGTCCATGTCTTCGAACAAAGCACCAGTCTTGGCAATTTGCTTGATACGCAACAACTTGTCACGCATGGTGTCCAGAGTCAAGTCAAGATAGTGACAACGTGACTGCAATGCATCCAAGTGGTCCTTGAGCTTCTGGCTCTTCATCTTGTCAAACTTCATGTTGGTGATAAACACAACAGAGCCTTTGAACTCAAAGCTGTCTGGGATGCCTTCGCGGCGCAATGCACTTGACTCTGACAACCAAGAAATCTTACGCTTCTTGCCCGAGTCCAAGGCACCCTTTAACAGGTTCAAACTAACGTCATCTAACAAAATACTGTCGCAGTCGTCAAACACAACCACACAATTCTCATCCGAGTACTTGTACAGAGTTTGGAACAAGCCAATAGGAGTAGCAGAGCCTTTGACAACTTCTGCGCGAAGCCTGCGGCCTGCGATAGTGTCAAACAGGGTAGCCTTTTCGATCTCTTGCTCTACACCGTATGACTTACCAACTCCAGGAGGGCCACTCACAATCATTGCACGGATGTCGCCAGCCACAGCGGCCTTGGTCATCTCTGTAATCATTTCAAAACGCTCGGCAATATCAGCCATGCGTTCTTCGTCAGTTTGTGACGCTTGCACAACTGCTTCAACATCTGAGTCCATGGGTGCAACAACACCTTCAAAATCGCCTTCACCGGCAAACTCGTAGTCTGTCATGCCTTCAACTTTGACACGGATTTCTTCTGGAAAGCCAGGAAACTTGCCACCGTTCTTCACAGTAACATAACCACCTTTGGCAGTCATCTTAAACTGCTCTACGAGCTGGAACACTTGTCCAGACACGTCTGTTGCACGATAAGCACCTGACTTGATACGGATGAATGCTGTTGACATTTAAGGGCTCCTTTTTTATGTCGTTTGTTTAACTTAACCTATAGTATAGCAAAAACGGGCTTATTGGTCAACCGTTTGTGTTGCTTGTTCTACAAGAATTTGTTGCGAAAAAACAACACCGCCGTTGGCTACTTTATACATCTCTGCTACATCTTTGACGTAAAATTGCATGATTTTACCTTGTGCAGTGATAAGAGTGTATTGCATTTAGCGGCTCCGTTTGTTTAACTTATGCATATATTATAGCAAAACGGGCCATAATGGTCAACCACTAAAAACCCCAGTGTTTATGCGGGTTCTGCAGGGGTGTTTTGGGCAGATAGCTTGCAAAGTAGCTGAAAATGCTCGTATGCAGCCTTAATACTTTCGTTTGCTAGCAGTTTCTGCGCTTCTTCTTGTAGTGCTACACCAGCGGCTTCTGCGGCTTCGCGGGCTGAAGGCCACTCCAACTGACGTGCATCCTCGCCAAATTCCTTGATCAAGTTAGCCCATGCTCGGCGTTGCCCAGGAGTCATTTCCTTTTGACGCATGCGATAGTTGGCACGAAGCTCTGTGGCTTCCATGATTTTTTTGCTCACAGCATCTTCGCAGTATTTGGCCGCGGCCATCATGGGCACGATATCAGGGTCCACACTGTAGCAACGACTGGTTATACCTTTTTGCTTGATAATAACAGTCGTGCCTAACGGAATGTAGTCCATCATCTCGTTGTCGTACTCGCCAATCTCAACGTATCGACGCCCAACTTTTTTGTAAATTCCTGTTGGCTTTTTCATACTCGTTCCAATAACTTTTTTACACCAAACATCTGCGATCTATCCATGCTCTGCGCCACGTGAATCATTGCAGTTGGTCGCAAATACAAGTGCTGGCACATGGCCATGTACCGATCATGAAAGTGAGTCCATACATGATCGGGCTGAACACATCTAATGTATCTCAATCCAGTTTTCAACAATGCACTGGGTATCATACCATGTTGATTGTAAATGGTCACAGGGTTAGTGTCAACTTGTTTTTTGGTATAACGTATGCCAATTCTGTTCCACCAAAGATCCATGCTCTTGCTTAGACTCATAAACACACTGGTCACAGCAGGATGTGAAAAATCAAACTTGATGCCACGGGCCGCACCCAACCAAGCACAATCCAAATGCACCTCACAGCCTTTGCTCAGTGCTTCGTCTAGAATTTCATACTGCTTTGGATGCAAGCCCAGATATCCAGGACTGGGCAAGGCCATTAGTATGGGTTTCCTGGGCACCAGATACCCTAACTCCGCATAGTCGATAACAGGATCCAGACGCTGATAGTACTTGTAATCGTGTTCAAATATTTGCAGTCCGTCCAATCCGTGTTGCATGATCAAACTGTCAATGGCATGATTACATCCCATGATTGCTTCGCGCACAGAGAACGTGTTCAGGCCTGTGATGGTGTTTAGTTTTGTGGCTTGGAAATAACGATCTGCTTCTTGTATGAACGTTTGCTGTAGTTGATCAAAATTTTGATCATATACCGAGCACTGGCCTGTGTGCAGATTCTTCAGCCACGGCGTGGATATGGTGGGCAGATCTGCAGTCAGTAGTTTTGCATCAAACATAGGTATGTATCACAATGGCCTGCTTGTTTTGAAACTGATCAAACACTCCACCGCTGTGATACAGTCGTGTGTCCCACCATACCAAATCACCTCTATGCCACTGGTATCGTGCTTGCAATGTTGGATTTGTGGGTGGTGTACCACCTGTGTCTAGTTCACAAAAAACATCAGTGGTGGCAAGATTGCACAAGGCAGGATCATAATTCACACTTACCGGAATCAAACAACTGGCATATACTTCACCGTCTACTGGGCGTATGTCACTATGCACACCAAACGGCTGATCAAGATCAGCGTACATGCCAAACACCAGTTTCAGATCACGTTGAAAATACTCACACAGTCGTGTCATGAACTTTTGTTTGAACCAAAGATATCCTCGGTGTTGATGGTCAACGCCATAACAGAGTCCACTGGGGCGGGCGGGCTGACTAGGAAATCGTAGAAAAATGTCAACTGCTTGTTGCAGTTCTTGTTCAGGGTAAAAGTCTACTACTAGTCCTGTTTCATTTTTTACTTTTATCATGTTTCACCTGGTTATGATAACCTGGTTTGCCGTCGATGTCTACTAAAAATTTGTATGCATGATAACCAGCAAACAACACTGTAAGCATCGCCGCCCACCCAAAAATTTCTCTCATGTTACATTAGCAATCCACAGTACCATTGCAATGTACGTAAGGCAATGGGCAAGTTGGTCAGCGCCAAGCCACATCCAGAATTCATTGTCTTTGACAGACAACTTGCGCCAACGGTTGATGTTCATTTTCAACCAGTCAATGTGATAATGTACTAGACTATCAAACAGTGCTGTGAATACTGCTATAAAGGTATTTTGGAAAACTGCGTACATTATGATCCACGTCAACAGACCATGTATCAAACTGTGATGAATGCCACCCTCGGCACCATAGGTGCCTTTTTGTTCCACCATGTAGTTGAACTGCACCACAAAGTCTGCAAACCAGTGTTTGATAAACAATAAGGTCAGCACCAATAGTGCCAGTTGAACATCAGTCATAGTTGATCCTCTGGAATGGGCAGATCATCATAGTACATGTCGCCAATGTCTTTTGTATAGCTCAAGACCAGATCTTCTGCAATCATTGTGTATTTAACCGAGTCCCAGGCCACATTTGATTCAATTCCCCGTTCTGCACACTCAGCAACATACGCTGGTTCAAAGTCAGGATTGATCCATTTGAATGCCTGTTCCTGACCAGGCACATGCAGATTAACTTCATATACTATTTGTGTTCTGCAGTCAAATACCACAGAACAATAGTCTGAACTGGCGACGTCTACAAAATCAATGTATCGTGAATTTGGTCCATAGCAGTTCCAAAGATAATCTGATCCATCTGAAACACGTGCGCCTGTGGCAGTGATAATTTCAAGTAAGGTCATGGGTTGTTCCGTTTGGTTGGGTCTGGTGTTTTGGGTGTGGGCACAATAGGCTCCACTCGCCGTGGCTGTTTTGGCGGTGAGTAAACAGGAGGGGCAACAGGGGTAATGGGTATCATCTGATCAACATCAAATTCATTTTGCGCATGAGTTGAGATTCAACCTGGCGCCAAAAACGATGCGCCCAAGTGTCTGGGTACACCGTGTTTAATACACCACGCACATTGTCCAGTTTGCGTCCAATAGATTCGATATCGTCGCCCACTATAGTTGCTCCTCTAGTGAATTCTAACATTGAAATTTTACGATTTCTGTTGCGCATTGTCAAGCCTCCCAATCAGTGCTCCGGAGCTCAAACTCTTCCTGTATCTCTTCCTGCACCTGCTCCAGTTTTGCTAGTATAGCATCACGCACAGGCTCGGGCAAGAACAAACTAGGCACTTGATAAATCAAATTATCAAAGTCCTCTAACCATTGTTCATTACGAGTTGCCATGGTTAGGCTCCGTAGTAAGGACTGTAGATTTCGTCCACTTCAGGCACATCCACAATGTCTTGATTGCTTACGCCAAATGTTTCTAGTGTAGCAAGTACATCTTTGAGCGGACAATTCAAAAGCTTCGCAATCATGCGAGCATCATGTCCATCAATAAACATTTCTTGGATGTCATAATCCAGTTCAGCCATTTTGCTCATACATTTCTCCAATTAAAAATTAACGCCAAACACGATGCTTTTCAGCAACCCATTCGCTACCATCATACTCATCAATTTCCCAGTCTACATCTGCTGGAATCTCAACAACCTTTAGTTCTGCGTGACGTCCGTTTGCACGATCACCCAGTTCTTCTACCACTTGCACAAGATACGGATCATCACGTGCTAGATCGCGATCATGGAACACGGTGCGACTGTATGCGGCATTGTGTGCTTGGCGTTCTGCCAAAGTCATCTCATGCCAGTTGTCAGGGTCACCCTTGATCTGTTCCTCTGGCGGTACTAGATAGTAGTTAAACGGAATCAAGCCGCCAAACTTCTCGTTGGCTTGTGTCCACACAGGGATGCCACACTTGTCAAGATATGCCAGGATACCTTCATGACTGAGTCCAAAGCCACCGTGACAACTATTGATCACCACCTTACGCACACCTTTGAGGTGTGCAATAAAGCGTTCTTGTTCTTGTACTGTCAACTGCGACATATCAATCTGCTCGTGAGCTCATGTATGCATCGATACCAAATTGGCGCAAGGTGTCGGCATAGGCTTGTGCGCCTGCTTCTTTGATGTCCATGCTCTGCGTGAAGCTACCACCTGGGTTCCACAAGCTCAGGCCACCACTGTATTCTTTGCGGAAGCCCACGCCTTTGAGCGCACGGCCTAGTTTGGTTGATGCTTTTTCACGCACCACTACCCAGGCAAAACCACAGTAGCCAGGCTCGCCGTGTTTGGCGCGGAACTCTGCTTCTGCCTTTTGTGCGGCCGCGGTTGCAGTATTGTGGATAGATTCGATGTTGTCAAGTGCAATCATTATGCTACCTTTCTGAAATAACCGTAGGGCAGGCCTACACAAAAACAAAAATATTCAAAGTCGCCTGTGGCGCCTTCGGCATCCATAAGCCATGCAATCACACGCTCACGGTTGGTACCAGGGTGCATGAGATTTGCCACACGGTCTTCAAACTCCACAATGGCACGAGCTTCGGCCTCTCGGCGAGCAATTTCTTCTTGCTCAATGGCACGACCCAGCACCTTGAACTCAGCGTCAAAGTCCTCAAGGGTCCAAGCGGACGTATCAACACCACGTGGGCGAACGCCATAGGCATCCTTGTACATGTCCCAATACATGCATTGGGCTTGCTCTAGTGCAGACAACTCTTCCCAACTTTTGAACTGTTCCATCTTGGCTCCTTATTACTTAATATACTTCGTATTATAGGTGAAATGGGCTTTTTGGTCAACCGTTTTTATACCTTGGCAATCCTGTACGTAACCCCTTGATTTGTTAGTACTTTTGTAATACCTTGGGCTTCGTAGTCCTGCTCCAACAGGGCTAGATTCTTGCGATCCCGAACTGTGGGCTTGTCAATTTTGATTGCAATAAACTTGGTGCGAGGGTTGATGTAGATGCCTTTTGCAGAGTAGCAAAGTTCCAGGCCCAGCTTCATGCGTTCGGCACGAACACGCTCGGCGTCGGTGTAGTGACTCCACATTGCAGTGGCTCGCATGCGAGCGTCACGTGCGGCGGCGTAGGCATAGTAGCCTGCGCTTTGTGTGTCTAGCTCTTTTTCTTTCATGCTGGGCTCCTTTGTTTAACTTAGCCTACAGTATAGCAAAAGGGCAAATAATCGTCAACCAAACTGTTGTTGCAAAAAACCCACAAAAAACCCTAGCAAATACTAAGGTTTTTGTACTACTTTTGTAATACTGCTAACAGTTCGGGTTTTCTGCTGAGTTGATGCTTGCTAACCAACTCAATGATGTCTGGCAGTAGCTCAGGCTGATTTGCTTTCAGCTTGTCTACTGCAAACTCCACTAGATCCATGTGCTTGCGTTGGAACAAGGCATTGATGATGTGATGCCAGTAATGGTAGTTCCATCCTGTCCATTTTAATTCTTTGCAGTAAAGTTCAGCAGTCTCGCGCTTGCTGAATCCAAGTACATTCCATATGCCATGAAAACCAAATGAGTTATTGTAGAAGCCAAGTTCGTAGCTGAAGTGACTTGCAACATGTGTGGGTGCGAACTCAACGTTATATCGTTGTTCTAGCAAAGGACGAAAGTTGCGTCCAATGCTTGCATCTTCTTGTGCAAAATTATGTTCTGGCAACAACACAACTTCGGGATCTAAACAAGCATTCAGTAGCTTGCGGCTACGCAAACTAAAGCCGCCGTTGCCTACATCTCGTCCTTGTGGTTCGTTGGGCCAAGGTGCGCCAATGTAATCGTACTTTAAGAAATCGTCTGTCCAACGGTCAGGTTTGTTGGCCATACCGTCCCATTGTACATACAACGCATGATCTGTTTGAATTAAATCTGCAATACCTTTCAACATGATCAAATTGTATTGGGTCATGTCATTCACAGGTGCAGTTTGTATCAGTCCTGCACCAGGTAGGATTTCTCTGTCACTAATGGTCAGTACATCTTTAACATCCACACATTTCATTGTTTGCTCAATGGCAAACTTTGTTAGTTCGTGATGCTGGTAATCAATGGCAACAATGGTTATGCTTTTGGTCATGACAGTAGTTGTATGGTTCGTTGTTTGTTTGGAAACTCTTCTTGTTGCATCCAGTCCACAAGCTCTTGACGCACAGCACTTGCTTTGATGTGTTGCACTTGAGATTCTAGTAGATCCATGTAACCCATTGCGCTCATGGTAACAATAGTATGGTGAGCACGATGTACTTCATTCCAGGTGTTGGCAGGGGCATTGTTGACAAAATACTCCACTGTGTCGCGAGGCATAAACTGTACAATGTTCCAGAAGCCATGATGCGCCATGGCATTGAATCCACCTTCGTTAAGTTCCATTGCAAATTGATCTGCAACAGGGGCCTGTGCAAACACAATACCTTGTGACTCTAGCCACGGACGATGCTTGATAGCAATGTAGTTGTCTTCTTGTACACCGTGTTCTGGATCGTTAGGGTCCAATTGAATGTGCGGTGCTTGTAGTGCTTCTAGCAGTCGACGGCTACGCAAACTAAAGCCACCATTGCCTACATTTTGGCCATGTGGTCTCCAAGGCCATGTTGCACCAATATAGTCGTTTAGTAAAAAGTAGTCGCGCCACTTGCTACCGTCATGCACCATTGCATCCCATTGTTGGAAGATAACAAACGGTGTTTCCACATGCTCCAACATGCCTTTGAGCAACAGATTGCAATAGCTGAGCATGTCGCCATGTTTGATTGGCACGTGTTTTGCGCCGGGCAAAAAGTCTTGATCACTAAACACTAGGGCGTGTTTGAATGGCACACGAGCCAGAGTTTCCTCCATTGCTCGCTTGGCCAAGCCATGATACATGGTTTCGATTGTAACTAGAGTTACGTCATCGCGGGTGTATGTCATTGAATATCTACTTTAGGAAAGTATTTTAGGAACTTGTCATTTGTGTTATGACGCCGATCAACGATCTTTTTCTTGATATCATCAAAGTAGTTCCATGCTAGAGGAATAAACAACACCTTGTCATCTGCACCGTACTTGTCCAAATAGCTGATAGGCACAACAGGAATACTCATGCCAGGTGAGAATGTGCCTTGCTTGAGTTCGTTGTCGTCAATGATAAAGTCTAGTTTGATCTTGCTGAAGTTCAGCAGAGTATTGCCTTTGGCGGCAGCACCATATCCGCCCAGCACATAGCCCTTGCGTTTGTACAACTCAACAAAGGTTTTGAGTTCATCTACCAGGCGTAGGGTGTTTGCGGCCCAGGCCGCATACGTGTTGTCGTTGTACAAACCAATGGCATGTTCCATGGCCACAATGTTTTTCACACGCTCACGCTGTGGCCGGCGGCTTAGAATAAACACATAGCTGGTGCCATGGATAGGTGTTTTGATTGCATCAACTAGATACAAGCCTGCACGTTCTGCCAGTGCGCTCATGCTCTTGACATTGAAGAAGCTGATGTGCTCATGATAGATTGTGTCAAACTCTGAGTTAGGAACCATGTCTGCTTGACTGGTTGAAATAAACATCAAGCTGTGGTCACTCATGATACTGCGCACTGTTTTCAAGTATGCCAGTGGATCAGGAATGTGTGCAAACGCATTCTGGCTGGTGATAATATCCACTGTACCATCCACTGTACGTGCGGCAATTTGTCGAGCAGTATCGTCATTCCAGAAACTGACTTGCACATCATGTCCATTGCGACTGCTGGTCTTGTACAAGTTCTTGGCAGGATCGACACCGTAGGTCTTGACTCCAAGATCTGCAAAGAAGTTCAGCTGACTACCGTCGTTGCAACCAATGTCTAGTACAGTTGCAGGAAAGCGACTTGCTGTTGACACAAACGTTTCTTGTGCAAACTTGGCATACCAAGACATGTACTTCATGTAGCTTGGACTTGTGCCCGAAACATACAGATAGTGTTCGTAAATCAACTTGGGATTAACAGCATGTGTCAATTGCAAGTGATGGCATTCCTCACACATGTTAACAGCAAGCGGAAAATACGGCTCGCTGTCTGTGGCTTCTTCTTTGAACGCATTGGCCAATGGCTGATCGTTTAGATCAAGAATGGGTACCAGTTCACCGCTACCGCATGCCAGGCAATTGCCTAGTTTGGTTGTATCTTTCATTTGTCTAATATCGCTTCCAGTGCGTTAAAAATTTTAAGGTTATCAAAACTCTTTGAGCAAGCCCATTGTGTTTCATTTTCGCAAGTGAGATTGTTCACTGGCGGTGTTTGTCTAGCATAGCACCCTGTACAAGAAACATCGCTCAATACCACAGTGATGTCTTTACCAAATTCTCCACCACGCCATGGCAGGATCTGTTCAGGAAGTAGGTGGCTAATTAATGCCACAATGGGAGTGGTTGTGGTTCCAGCAATATGGAACGGTCCTGAATCTGGTCCAACAAATGCACGTGCGCGGCTAATAAGATATTGAATTTCTCCCACTGACAACTGACCAACCAAGTTGATAAACTCAGTGGTGTTGGGTGGAACAGTGTAATCATACTTGGCGCCAACTGATACAATTTTAACACCTGGATACTTGTTTTGCAACCTAGTGAACAATGAACTCCAGATTTCTAAATCAATGTTTTTGTTTTCCCATGCCCAACGGCGCATGTGAACCACAATGTAATCGCTGCCAATTTCTGCCACAGCATCGTCTACTGCTTCTTTTTCTTCCGCAGTAGGAAACATCTCAGGACTGTGATCAATTGCATCAATGTTGGCGCCAAATGCACGATGTAAGTAGCTGTCTACATAGTGGCTGGTCACTTGTTTTTCATATGCATCATTGAGATTTAGATATATGTCCCAGGGATCAGATTTCTGCATGTCAGCAGGCATGACCACACTGTCAACATGTGGATTGTTTTTTAGAATGCCTGGTTCATCAGTTACCACTTGCATCCAGGCTTCGGGGTATCTCTTGCGCATCTCGCGAAGCACAGGAGTGATCATCACAAGATCTCCCAGTGCCGCACGGCGGTCAATCAATACACGTGTTTGGTGTCCACCCTTATACGGTGCTGGTTTGTACATATTCGCTTTCTGGGTAAAGATTGTCAAAGTGCCAGCCTGGTGTGTGCTTGCCTGGTGTGCTGGCAATTTCAAACCAAGTTGGATTCTTGCTAGCAATCCAGGCTTCGTGATCATAACGGAAGTTGCCGCCATCATACACTGCACCTGTATAAGGACTTGGAGTGTTCCACGGCAGTTGTTCTGGTGCCACCAGTGCATCTAGTTTGGTAACATAGTCGCTGTGACTCCACCAAAAGTTGCCTGAACTGTGCAACCACGGTTGTTCAATAATGTTGGTGCCCACTAGGTCGTATCCTGAGTCTAGTTTTTCCACGCATTCTTGCCAACGGTCAATCATGTTGTATTCCATGAAGTTGCGCCAATCAATTACTCGTTGATCTCCTAGTCTACTCAAACCTTTAAGGTGAAAGTAAAGCATATTAAAACTATCGCCATTGGCAGCATCGGCATTGCGTTTTACCAAATCCAAGGTAGGGTATTCCCACAGGTCTGTGCGGTTGCTGGTATGGTACCACTTGACATTGCGGTATTCCGACATCACCTCTTGAGCTGGTACAAAATTATCTGGATTGCCATTGGAACACATGAGAACTGTGTGTGCTTGTTCCAACAGTCCGGTATCTAGCAAACGTGTGAGTTGTTCGCCTAGTAGATCAAATGCACCTGGCATGTCGTTCAAGTGCATGAATATTTTAATAGGTTTTGTCATTTTAGTCCCTTGTACATTTTTTCTGCGGTAGCTTCTGCGCCACGCAATTTAATTAACTCTAATATTGCAGGATCATCTGCTTGAACACCATGTGGCACAAACAGCGCACGACTACGTGTGTCAGCTGAATCAGCTGGTTCAGTCACATAGTACACTGCCATGCTTTGACGCATTGTACCTTGTGGGCAATTCAAATCTTTTGGTAAGCCGTGCCATGATTGTTGTGTGGTATCAAACAACACAGCGCGATTGAATTTGTTTTCAATTGTGTTTGCTAACACGCTTGGTGTACCATCTTCATTGTGATCCCAAACTTCCAGTCCGCCGCCCCAGCTTGATTGCCAATCAGGTGTGATGTACACAATCAAGTTGTAGTGACGTTCTAATTGTAGCTTGGGATGTATGCTGTAGTCAAGATGTACGTTCAGTTTTCCTGCTGTGGCATGGGCATGCCAACCGCCTCCGTGTAGGCCAACATCTGCTTGTACGCCTGGATTGCCTGTGATTTGTGATATGATGTTTTCAAACTCGAAGCTACAGAGATAGTGAAAAGTCGAGTAAGTAGTTCTTGGGAACTTGTCCCAGTGGTTACAGGCTTTTTTGTTTTCGATGGGGTTGTTGTAGTGGGCATTCCAAATTCCTTCTGCTTCGTATGCAGGAAACTCTTTGACCAATTGTTCAACAACTTCTGGTGCAAAGAAGTCGTCCATGACAATGTGATTGAATGGTTTGTTTGATAAGAACTGGCTTTGTAATGCTTTCCAGTCTCTGTCGTTTAGAAATTTAGTCATGCGTTCCTTAGTTGATAATAGGTTGTCCGTTGGGTGCAATGTTGCCATACACACCAACTTCGTCAAGCTCATGCACAAGTTCTCTAGGAATGCCATGATACAAACAGTGTTCAATATCTGCATATCCGCCAACGGCCATGCGATTGACCATGTAGTTTCTACCAATGTTGTAGTATTCAATCATGTCCTGATGTCTTGAAGTTGGCCAACTGAGCAAACGGCACATGTACTGCATGTGCATGCCCACTACTTCAAACGGAAACTGACTGCGTACACTTTTACCAATTACTACTTTGTCTTTGATTTCTTCTTGCTCGTACATGGACAGATCAAATTTTTCGTTTAGTAAGTAACGTCCACTCATTTTGAAAATACGATCTTGATCTTGTATTTCACCTGCATCCCAAAGAGTTTGTAGACTCTGTGGGAATGTTGTGAGCTCTGTGAGATTTTTAACAATGTCCCAGTTGTTGTAAAATTGCGGAGTACTGTAGATATATTGCACATCTGAATTTTTTGTAAAATCCAAAAATATATCCACAGCATCCATCAATGCGTTTTCAGTTTCGGGTGTGTAACCGCTACCACTGACTTCGTTGATTACAATTTTGCATTCTGGAACACGATCTCTAAGACATTTAATAGTGTCCAGAGTCTGTTGTAGTCGCTGGGTGTGATTGTACACACCAAAGCGAGTGTGAATGGCAGATGTTACAATAAACGTTGTTTTCATTTGCGCAACCACCGATCATTGATCAATGTCCAATCCACAACTTCTTTCACACGCTCGCTGAGTTTGATCTTAGGAATCCAACCCAGAGTTTCCAGCAAGCCGCCGTCTAGTGCATAGCGCAGGTCATGTCCTGGACGACTGGTATGGAAGTCCACCATCTCGTGCTTGAGTGGTTTGCCTTGTGCAGTGGCAATAAGTTGTGCCAGCTGTAGGTTATCAATTTCTTCTGGCCCAACCAAGTTGAACTTGGGACACTTGGCGCCACCGTAGTCGCTTTCGTGTTTGTAGTTTTGTAGTTTTTCAAGAATAAACATCAAGCCATCTGCCACATCCTTGGCGTGGATGTAGTGGCGTGAACCTGCTTGAGTCTTGCTTGGATCGCTGTGTACAGTAACAACTTCACCGTCACGAACTTTCTGGATCACCATTGGAATATACTTTTCTGGGTGCTGGCGTTCGCCAAACACGTTCATGGTATGTGTGACCACAATGGGCATCTTGTAGGTGTTTTCAAATGCCACGCACAGTTCTTCTGCGGCTGCTTTTGATGCTGAATACGGATTGGTTGAATTGTAACGATCGTATTCTTTGTAGTTCACACCAGGAGGTGCTGGGCCAAACACTTCGTCTGTTGAGAAGTTGATAAAGCGTTCCAGATTTGGAAGTGTACGTGCCCACTGTAGTAGATTGACTGTGCCTACCACATTGTCCATGACAAATTCCATTGGATATTCGATTGAACGATCCACGTGTGATCCTGCCGCAAGGTGCAACACATAATGTATGTCACCAATCATGCCACTGGTGAGTGGGCTGATTTCTGCTTTGAGATCATGAAACACCGGACGCACACGTTTACGAGTTTCCGGATCATGTTCTTGCATCATGTCTGCAAGACGATTTAGGTTACCACTGAAATCCAAACGATCTAGCGTGACTATGTTCCAGTCAGTAGTTGTTAGGATACGATCAATGATGTGATGGGCGATGAAACCGGCGCCGCCGGTAATTAGAACGTTCTTTGACAATTTGAATTCTCCAATGCGTAATTGATATCAATATTTATAGGTGCAGTTTTAGCTGGCATTGATTTCTCTAAGCACTTGCTCTACACACATTAAATAGCTATACTCAACACTATACATTATTTTTCAATGGAGCACAAGTGAAAAAGGCACTCATCACCGGTATTACCGGACAAGACGGATCATACCTAGCAGATCTACTGCTGGAAAAAGGCTACGAAGTTCATGGACTGGTACGCCGCAACTCAAATTTTGAGTTCATACCCAACATCATGCACATACGTGATAAAATCACATTGCACTACAGTGATCTCACTGACGGAAGCAATCTACGCAACATCATGCTCAAGGTGCGCCCAAACGAAGTTTACAATTTGGCCGCACAAAGTCACGTGCATGTGAGCTTTGATGTTCCGGTGTTCACTGCCGAAACCAACGCAGTGGGTGTGCTCAACATACTAGAAGCTGTTCGTGCGCTGGTTGAAGATCAGCGCCGAAACAACGAACCAGAAACACGTTTCTACCAGGCCAGCACAAGCGAAATGTTTGGTAAAGTGCAGGAGGTTCCACAAAAGGAAACCACTCCATTCTATCCACGATCACCATATGGTGTTGCTAAACTATACGCCTACTGGATCACAGTGAACTACCGTGAGAGCTATGGTATTCATGCATCAAACGGCATCTTGTTCAATCATGAAAGTCCACGTCGTGGCGAAACATTTGTTACTAGAAAAATCACATCTGGACTGGGCAGGCTGTTTGCTGGTATCCAAAATGATCCAATCAAACTGGGCAACATGGATTCCATGCGTGACTGGGGACATGCCATGGACTTTGTGGAAGGCATGTGGCTGATGCTACAGCAAGATGAGCCCGACGACTATGTACTGGCCACAGGCGTACAACATTCAGTACGTGATTTCCTTAACATGTGTCTAAACTGGTACAAATGCACCTGGGGTTATTTTGGAAACGGCCCAACTGAATATGCAATTGACATGATTAGTAAACGGACTATTGTGCAAGTTGACCCAGCATTGTATCGACCTGCTGAAGTAAACACCTTGCTGGGTGACAGTACCAAGGCACGTGAAAAACTAGGATGGAGTCCAAAGTTTAATATTGAAAGTCTTGTACGTGACATGTGCTCGGCAGACTATCGTGGTCTGCAGGATGGGTATCGCCCATGAAAGTAGTTGTAGCCACAGGAGGCTTTGATCCTGTACACTCAGGGCACATCGCCTATTTCAAACATGCCGCTACCCTGGGAGATATCCTGCTGGTAGGGCTAAACTCAGATGCTTGGCTGCGCCGTAAAAAGGGTCGTGCATTCATGCCCTACACAGAACGTTCAGCAGTGATTGGCAATCTGGCCATGGTGCATCAGGTGTTGGAACTAGAAGACAGTTGTGGCACAGGTGCAGACGGTATTCGTCAGGCTCGTGCGCTGTATCCAGACGCAGAGATTGTGTTTGCCAATGGCGGCGATCGCGGAGCAGGCAATGTACCTGAGCAAACAGAGTTTGCTGATGATACCAAAGTGCTATTTGAGTTTGGTATCGGAGGAGACTGGAAGCAAAACAGTAGCCGTTGGATTCTAGACGAGTGGAAAGCACCACGCACAGAAAAGCCCTGGGGCGAGTTTCGCCTGCTACATGACTACGGTGCAGAAACAAAACTAAAAGAACTCACTGTGCAACCTGGACAAAGACTCAGCATGCAGAAACATGCCAAGCGTTCGGAGTTCTGGTTTGTTGCAGAAGGACAAGCAACTGTGTATACTATCAACTCCCGCACCACTGATGCAGAGCTGGTAGGTGTATTTGGCAAGCATCAGAGCGTATGGATTAGCAAAGGCGAATGGCATCAATTAGTTAATGATACCGATAAGCCACTACAGCTGGTAGAAATACAGTACGGCGAAGACTGCGTCGAAGAAGATATTGAAAGGAAATAAATGTCACAACCACGTTGGCCCCTAATGAAGAATGCGATTACCTGGGGTGATCGCTTGAGCATGGTAAAGTTTTTGCTTACCAGTGAGAAATACACAAACGGACCACGTGTTCGTGAATTTGAAGCGCAATGGGCAGACTGGGCAGGTAGCAAACATGCTCTCATGGTCAGTTCAGGTAGCACAGCAAACACCTTGATCATCAGTGCTGTTAAAGAGAAAATGGGTTGGAAAAACGGCGATAAGATTCTTGTGCCCGCTTGTACCTGGGTTACCAACATCAGCCCTGTGTTCCAATCAGGACTAACACCAATCTTCTGTGATGTTAACTTGGACAACTTCAGCTTTGATGTTGAACACATGAAACAGATTGCAGTCAAGCATCCTGACATCAAGGGTATCTTTGTAACTCACTTGCTGGGCTTCTCGGCTGAGAATGAAAAGTATCAAGAAATCTTCCCCAAAGCAGTTATCCTAGATGACGTGTGTGAGAGTCACGGCTGTACTGACACCAGTGGTGTTCGTCGTGGTGGTAAAACCACCACAGCAGGTAGCTTTAGCTTTTACTTTGGTCATCACATGACCACAATCGAAGGTGGTATGGTCAATGTAAACGACAGTGAACTATACGAACTAATGCGTATGAAACGCAGTCACGGCTTGGCACGTGAATCAGGCAACTTAAAAAAGTATGCAGATCAGCACCCAGAGATTCACCCACAGTTCTTGTTCATGACAGACGGCTATAACCTACGCAGTTCAGAAATCAACGCTGTGCTGGGTATGAGCCAGTTACCACGCTTGGATGGCATGATTGAACAGCGCCGTGATAATTTTAGACAGTTCTGCTCTATCATGTGGAATCACCAAGACAAGTTCCATCCTGTTACATGGCAAGAAGGCAACAGTAACTTTGCTTTCCCATTCATTTGCAAGACACCAGAAATGGCCAAACAAATGAAACAAGTGTTTACCCGCGAAGGTGTTGAGCATCGTCCTATTGTGGGCGGCAACTTGCTACGTCAACCATTCCTGGCAGGGCACAAGTTTGGTGTTCCTAAAAAGAACAGCAACGTTGACTTGCTGAACGACAACGGTGTTTACATTGGCAACAGTCACTTTGTCACAAGCAAGGATATGGATTGGCTAGAAGAGACCTTGGAGAAGATCAGTGCATAAAGTAAACGAGTTACTTGCGCCTATTTCGGTAGGCGAGTTGTACGACAAGATCTCTATCTTGGAAATCAAACTCATGCACGTGGGCGACAACGAATCCAAGCGGGCAAACATTCAAAAAGAGCTTGATAAACTAAACCGTATCAAGCATGACCTCAAGTTGCCAGACAGCTTGAACAAACGTGCCGAAGTTGAGGAAGTATACCAAGAGCTAAAGAACATCAATTTGGCTCTCTGGAAGATTGAAGACATGAAGCGCCGTCACGAAAAAGAACAGAATTTTGATCAGACATTTATTGCGCTGGCTCGTCAAGTTTACATCAACAACGACCGCCGTGCAGAAGTCAAACGCAAGATTAATGAAATGTTGCACAGCGACATTGTAGAAGAAAAGATCTATTGATGATACATACTATTTGTTTTTTTAATTACTGGCACAACGGTGATGTCTATGCAGGCAAAGGCTACATGCAAGACATCATTCGTCAAATGCCTACTGTGAAGTTCCAACATGCTCAACTCAACAGTTTGAAGACCATGAGTGATCTCAACTGTGAACACATTCACACTGACACGCTGGGCACAGGTGTGCCTAGTTCTGTTCGTTATGTTGACCTCAACGGTGTGCTATACATCAACACCTGGGTAGGCGCATACGGCAATGCTGTTATTCCGCAAGGACAACATCATGCCAACTGGGTCAGCTTATACAAGATGTGGATGCACATCTATGATGTAATTGATCAGGTGTTTGGTATTGCACTTGAACGCACAGACGACATTACTCATTACATTCCAACCACTGACTGGTCAAAATTTGATATTGCTCCTGCGAATCGTTTCCTGGGCCAACACCAAAATATTGTCCTGATGTGTAACGGACTTGTTCGTAGTACCCAAAGCAATTTAGGTGCCATGGATGATGTTATTATTCCACTTGCATTAGAAAATCCAGAAATTGACTTTGTTTGCACTAGTAAATTTGACACAACTGGAGTAGATGCCACCAACATCTATTTTACAGATGATATTTTTAAGGATGTGCAAAACGGTGACATTAACGAAATTGCATATCTAAGTACCCGAGCATTTTTGATCATGGGTAAAAATTCAGGTCCGTTTATGTTTACTCATATACAAGAAAACATCTTGGATCCAAACAAGATCTTCATGAGTATGAGTCATCGTAGCAGTGACAGCTATGCATGGGGTGTGCAAGGATTTGAATGTCGTTATTACCATTACTCAGGTGACGATGCACCCAATGCGGCCGGTGTGTTGCGCGAGGCCATAAAAAACCGGAACGTGTTAGGTCCCGGTGCTATTGAAGAAGTTGGTATTTAACTTTCCTCAGTACCTTTGGCATCAAGGTACTGTTTCAACACACGCATGAGCTTGCGACTGGTATCGTACACATACTCACGTGTGTCACCATCTTCGCCAGTGATGCTCAAAATGTAGCCGTTTGCGGCTTTGCGAATTTCCATATTTTCAAACATGTCAGCCTTTCAGTTTAGTTGGATAATGTATTATACTACCTACTGAATTAAAAATCAACCTTTGATATAGCCGTATTGTTGAGTGGCAAGCAATGCTCGCTGTATCTTCATGGTCATTGGGTGTCTAGGAAGTTCTTCGATGATTTCTACTATTCTTGGACGTTCGTGTGATTTTAGTTTGTTGGTATGGATTTTAATTTTTCTTTGTAACACTGATAAATCAATGGCATCTAATAGGACTATACAGACTTTTACACAACTCAATCCGTTGCCATCTAAAGCATGAACTGCAACGACGTCATCAACTTCGGGCAGTTCTCGTATGGTATCTTCAATCACAACAGGACTAACAAATAATCCATTGGTCTTAAAGGTATCTCTACTTCTGCCTTGCATGTAATAAAAGTCTTGTTTCTTTATAAACACGTCATGTGTGGTTACCCATCCGTCAACAAAACTTGGCGCACCTTGTGTTATTTCTCTCACAGCATTGCATTTGGACCTGGTCCATACCTCGCCGGGTTCACCGTCTGCTACAACGTAGCCTTGTTGATCTCGAAGTTCAAGTTCTAATTCACTGTCAACCAATCTCAATGAGCCCAACGGGTTGCCAGGTAGTTGTACCATGGTTACTCCGTTTTGAGAGGCACCCACAAGATTGTATAGATGTTGATCATATTGGACCTGCCATTGTTGTTGTAATCTGATAGAGCAGATATCGCCAGCTACTACACAAAACTCAGGTATTTCAGATTTTTGCAATGTTTTTCTTCGTAGCAGTATTGAATAGATTGGGGGACTAGAATAAAAATTCTTGACTTTGTATTTTACAATATTGTTATGCACTACGCTGGGTGAGAATGATCGAGACTCCACCACTATGCTGGAACCTTTCATCAGCGCACCATGTAGCATCATCAATCCGTAAGAAGTTTCTATAGGAGCCACAGTGTACACTGTGCCTTTTCCAATGGTTTCTTTGTTAGGGAAGTCACTGAGACCAGTGGCATGGTAAAACATACTTCTATATGATTGCACTAGTGCGTCTGCATTTCCACCTGTACCACTGCTCCAACAGATGCACGATTCGTTATCGGGTTGTGTATGAATAATGTCATAGACTTCAGATTGAGCAAGGTATTCTGTGTAATTTTTAATCACTATGGTGTTTTGGTCAACAAGACTGTCGTATAGCTGGTCTGTAATTATTACATTGCACCCGGTTAGTAAACAACGTCTTTTCATCTCGTCTGGGGTTATCCTGCGAAGCAATTGAACATATGTTATACCAAGTTGTGCTAGAGCAAGTCTTACAGCCACTGCGGTTATACTGTCAGAAAATGTCACTCCTACAGATTTTTGGCCCAGCAAGTGCTTGAACGCAAAAGCCAACTTGGAAATCAGTATCATTAAATCTTGATATGTGATTGATTCGTTATTGTCATAGATTGCTACTTTATTAGGCACCTGAATTGAGATCAATTTTATTTGTTCAATGATCATATGATTAGGTTCTTAACAGCCCTCGCTGTACCTTCATGGTCACAGGGTGCATGGGTATTTTATCAATGATTTCTATTAGTTTAGGACGTTCGTGCGATTCTAGTTTACTGGTGTGAAATTTAATTTTGCTTTGTAATACTGATAGATCTATTGTGTGTGTTGGTACTATGCAAACTTTTACACAACTCAGTCCATTATCGTCAATGGCATGTACTGCAACAACCTCATCAACTTCTGACAGTTCTCTAATGGTATCTTCAATCTTAATCGGGCTAACAAACTTACCCGAAGTTTTGAAAGTGTCTTTGCTACGACCTTGCATGTAAAAGTAATCTTGTTTCTTTATTAAAATATCGCGAGTGGTCAACCAACCATCTACAAGACTGGCAATGCCTTCAGTTATTTCTCTCACAGCATTACATTTGGTTTTCATCCAAATTTCACCAGGCTCGTTATCCTGCACAACATTACCTTGAGCATCGCGCAGTTCAAGTTCTAGTTCGCTGTCAAATATTTTCAATGCTCCCCACGGATCACCTGGCATTCTAGCAAGCGAAAGACCATTTTGACTACTTCCAAGGAAATTATGCAAGTGGGTGCCGTATTCTTCTTGCCATTGTTGTTGTAATCTAATAGAGCATAAATCACCAGACGAGGCACATACATTAGGTACCGCATGTTTTGGTAATGCTTTTCTTCTTAGCAACACAGAATATACCGGAGGACTAGAAGCAAAATTTGTTACTTTGTATTTTACAATGTTGTTGGATACTATGCTTGGCGAAAATGGTCGAGACTCGACTACTAATCCTGCATCTCCTAACAGGGCCGCATGCAACATCATTAGACCAAAAGTGGTTTCTATCGGGGCCACAGTGTACACCACACCATTTTCAATTTGTTCGCCTTGGTGTTTGGCCAAGCGAATACCAACATGAAACATACTGCGATGAGAATGTACTAGCCCATCTGCTTTACCGCCGGTGCCGCTTGACCAGCTGATGCATAATTCGTCATCAGGCTGTGCATGAATAGTGGTGTACATGTCCAAATTTTGGTCGTACTTGGATAGATTTTCAATTATGATAGTACGTAAGGTGCCCAACGACTCATAGTGTTCGTTGGTAATAATTGTATTGCATTGAGATAATCTACACCGTCTTTGTACTTCTTCTGCAGGAAGTCGACGTGGCAGTTGAACATACGTTATACCCAGTTGTGTTAGTGCTAGTCTTATTGCAACTCCAGCAATACTATCTGGATATACTATACCTACAGATTTTTGACCAATCAAATGTTTGAAATCAAATGCAAGTTTAGCAACTAGTATTGTTAAATTTTGATATGAGATTGATCCAGTTTCGTCATAAACTGCTATGCGATCAGGTGACGCAAGTGCAGTGGATTTTATTTGTTCAATAATCATGTTAGTCTTTGCGTACCACGTTGGTTAGGTCATAGTGTGGTACTGCTGCCAGTGGTTTAGCATCAGCACACATGGTGCAGATTTTAGTGTTGGGTTTGCCAATGTCTTGCACAAAAGCTTCTATATCATCGTTGATTCCGTAGCCTTTGTAGCTCAAATAGTCTTGCCATGGTGCATTATCTAATAATCCTTGAAGTTCCAGGATATCTTTAAGATTGGCAATTGGTGCGCATTTATACAATCTGTTTTTGTACAACTGTGGATTGCGAGGAGATGAACAAATTGAATGTGCAGCCACTGGATCTTTTGATCTCCATGGACGTATTAACATTCCTGTGCCGTGATAGGTTCTAACAAACTCGCTGTACACAGCCATCTTTACACTGACACTGTCCTGTTCCATGTCTAGATATACATCATCAACAATTTGTGGATGCTTGTTTGTCCATTTACCATGTGCGTTGATTAATGCGTGTGTTCGATGTTGTAGTAAATCAAATGACGGACCAATATTCCAATGACAACTGATCCATAATGTGGCATTGCCCACTTGTTTGAGCATGGCAATAGGATCAACAGTTTCAAAGTGCTCTCCATTGGTCACTAGCTTTATATGTGCATCTGGCCAATGATCACGAGCAGATTTAATAATTTCTGCTAGGTCAGGATTCAGTGTTGGCTCACCACCAGTTATTACCAAGGTGTCCATGGAGATTTTTTCACTCCAGGCTTGCATCCACTCAGTGGCATCAGACAACGTCACCGACCCTTCGGATCTATTGTGATCACTCATGCTGTTGCATCCTCTGCATTGCAGAGTGCATGCATGCTCAACAGTAAATTCCAGTAAGGGTAGGTGATGTTTTGTCATAGTTTATAATTGGATTTATCGCCCTCGTCCTGTTGCTTTCATAATCTTTTGTGCTGGCGGTGCTGCCATCTTCATTGTCTGTTGTTTCTGTACCGCTTGTAACTGATGCGGTGCTTTGCTTTCTTTTGCTTTGGGCACTTTGGCCTTGGAACGTGGATCACCCATTTTTTTCTCCTATAGTTGAAGTGGAGCAGAGGACACTCCTGCATCCACTAAGTATTTAATCTACATCAATATTGCCTAAACAGTTTTATTGTTCAGATAAATTTTTCTAAGATCCGTACCAGCCAAACTTACTGTTTCTCCTGGTTCCGTATTTCTCATGACCATTAGCCCTTGCTGTACCACTGTGCCGCTGGCTATGGTCAAATAACTCTTGAGAATTCCACTACCAAGGCCCAAATAAACATTATCCTGAATGGTGGTGTTGCCTATCAAAAGAGAATTCCGTTGTAGTACACAGTTGTTACCTACCACACTGTGATCACCTATCCGAGCACCTGAGTACACTGATGTGTAATCACCAATGGTCAAATTACTAGAAATGTAACTGAAGTTGTCAATAAACACCCCTCGACCAATACGCACATTGTATGTGCATACATGTGCCCACTTGCCTATTACTGTGGCAACATCAAATTGTTGTTGCTCGCACAAAGCAATCAGCTTATGACGCTTCTGACGATTACGTGCTTGAGATATTTCATTGAATACAGGCGGTTGCCAATTGGTGGTGCAAAAATACTGATACTGTTTCCAGTGTTCAGGATTGTCAATGAGATCTTGCTCACGGGCAAGGATCGGTATGTCTTGAAACTGTCCTTGTCCGTGATAGTCATCATCAATGATACCAGCAATTTCAAATCCACTGTCTGTGGCAATGTCACAAAAGTCGTGGATGTTTGAACTGGTGCCCAGCAATAACAATGGTTTCATTGGCAACAGCTTATCAAGCGGTGCGTTTGATCAAGTGCCAACCAAATTGTGTTTGCACTGGCTGACTCAGGCCACCAACTTCAAGAGCAAAGGTAGCGTCTTGAAACTGTGGTACCATTTGTCCTGGCCCAAACTTGCCTAATGAACCGCCTGCGGCACGACTTGGACACGAACTGTGTTGCTGTGCCAACGTGGCAAAATCGTCGCCCGCAGTGATCTGCGTGTGTAATTGTTGTGCCTGTTCTAGGCTAGGCACCAGGATATGACTTGCTTCAACTAACATTTTGTTTTCCTTTGAAAAATTGGTTGGTTATACACCATTGACCGTTACTCTACCTATATTGAAACGATTAAATACTCGTTCAACAATATAATACAAAACCAGAAGCACCACAAACTGTGAGACTGCAAATGCCGCGGCAGTTTGGTTGCTGTCCGACAAGATCAATTTGGACAAGATAATAGAAAGTACAAAGGTAATCAATCGATAACACATAGTTTTGACTACACTACGACGAAGACTTTCTTTACCATGTTCATCTCTGTCCCAATTGACTCTATTCCACGCTCTGTCATGACCATAGTACAACACAAGGCCAATGCCCAAAATAACCAGTGCCATGAATCCAGACTGGGCCGCACTACCGCCCAGTGCAATGGCAATAGAATACGTTGCTATCAAACAAAGAAGTCGATAGGTAATGGTTTTTAATACTGTTCTACCATGTGTTTCGATAACTGTCATAATATCCTCTAATATGTTAGTGTTGGGCTACCAGTCCTAGTTGGCCCCCAACTGAGCTGTTACTCTGTCCAGCTTGCTGTATATCTGGATGATCCAAGCCTTCATCCCAACGATTTCTCCAGGCTCCCAAAAAAAGGACTCTGAGGCAGATCGTGTGCGCCCGGCATTTATGGTGCTGCCTAACCCTCTTTGTATAACGTAAAAGAGTAAACCGAGGTTCTTGTAACGTATTATATATGACTGCTCAATGAGCTGTCAACAGTTACATGGTAGGACCGTTGCCGTTTGTGAAACCCACTGTGCCACCTTCTGCTTCGATACGTGCAATCACTTCTTCGAACAAGATGGGTGCAAAGTCAGTTTGCTCCACGCACACGCAATGATAACGTGGATCAATTTCGTCGCTGTACAAGATCTCTCCTGTTCTGGCGTCAACACCACGAGGCTTACGCACACGGTTGGCATGTGTGTGTCCGTGAATGTTAACACCAAAGCGACCCATTGAATCTGAGTGCAACGGAATATGACTCAAGATCATGCCGTTCATCACATGATATGCTCGCAACTCACGAAAGTACTGTCTGTACTCTGCATCTGGAAAGATGTCGTGGTTACCACGGATCAATACCTTGTCACCGTTCAAGCGAGCCAATGTGGGCAATGCACGTCTGTTGATCACAACGTCACCCAAATGGTACACCTTGTCAGTGGGCCGGACCCGTGCGTTCCACTTTGCAATCATGTCCTCGTCCATCTCCTCAGGAGTGGAGTAGGGCCTCAACTTTGTGACACCGTCGTTGCGAGTAAACTTGCACACGCCCATGTGACCAAAGTGAGTATCACTTACCAAAAATACACTAGGCATATTATACCCTTTCTTTTTTCATTCGTCCAATACGGCTGGCCTTGTTCCAGGTGTAGGGTACACCATCGGGTGTTTTACCATCACGCACACTGTCTACACCAAACCGGCCACACGCTTCAAAGTCAGGTCCTTGTATTGTTACAAAGAAGCCCACTGCCTTTGCCGCTTGCATTGCAGAATCCAGAGTCTCAAACCCGTCTAGTTCTGCACCTGCTTTGTTAATTAATTTATACATCTAAATTCCTAAAATTACGCCAATCATCAATGTTTGGCTTTTCGTTTTCATCATAGGTCCAACCCAGGACCCGCATCAATTTGTGTTTCACCAGCAGGTTTGGACTGCGAAACTTTTCAGTGTCTTGGAAACCCATCATTACACCAATTTCACAGACTGCGCCACTACGGCACAACCCAGCCATACAGTGTACTATAACATCCATTTTTTGGTCAAGTGCATGTTGCAAAAGAGCCACAATGGATTCTGCTTGTGCATCAGTGATCTTGGCTTCGTCCGGAAAGTCATCTGTACGTTCTGCATCCAGGAATTCAAACCTATGCACTTCGCAAAACTTGTGCTTGGGCTCGGGCCACCAGGAACTGCACGGATCCATGATCTGGATCAGCATGGAGTTTTCCTTTACGGCAACGTGAAAGCCTTTAGGAATATCTGCCGCGGCTACATTCTGGATCCACATAAGAAAGCCCTTTATTACTGAATACCCATAGTATACAGCAAAAGGGCTTTTTGGTCAACCAAAAGAAAGCCCCTTGCGGGGCTCCAAAAGTAGTACTTTTGTTAACTTAGGACCCAGCGGCTGACAAGCGGGCCGCAAGCTGATTTAGGGCCGCACCAATGGTGCTTACGTTGCTGGTCCACTGCTGATAATTGGCCATGGTAAAAGTGGCCGCTACACTTATGCTGTCTAGTAGCGAAGGACTCAGTGCAATATTGTTGATGGCCACGTTGGCCGCCGCAATGTTGGCTTGCAGTGAACTGATAGCAGAATTGGCCGCTGTGACGTTTGCTCTTACGTCTGCCACTGCCACGTTGGTAGCAAAGGTCACACCTTGTGTGCTGATAGCAGAGTTTACTGCTGTGATGTTGGCAGTGAGTTGTTCAATATTTGCAAATCCAGATCCTGTTACAAAACTAGCAATAGCCAAATTGGCGGCTGTGATGCTGGATTGTAGTGCTGTGATGTTGGCATTGGCCAACACAATGGCTTCGTTTTGAATTGTGGCGTTGCCAAACAACAGACCAATCTGTACATTTGCAGCCTCAACGTTGGCACGAACTCCTGCAATGTTGGCAAAAATCACAGTGGCATTACTTGCCAAAGTAAATGCATCAATTGCCGCTTGTTGTACAACAGCATTGGATTGCAAGGCCACAATAGCATTGGACTGAGTGGCAGCATTGGCTTGTAACACTGTGATTGTTGTGGCTTGATTGGCAGCATTGGCAGTGAGTGAACTGATGCTGGCGTTTACTGCACTGGCGTTGGCAAGTGGAACACCGCCAGCTGTGACACCGTCGTGTACAACCACCACGTGCTTAACTGTGTCTACTGTGATTTCGCCGTTGGCGCCCACAAAATTTGCATGTTCTGCTGTGGTTCCTCTGCGGTATATTACTTGCTTGGCCATTTTATATTATCCGTTTATCGTGTATTTATTGTCATGCGCCGCGCACCATAGCGCCGTTGAACCAGGTAATATTAGGGGAGTTCACTGCTGTAACAGTTACGTTTCCGCCGGACCCTTGTTGTACTCTGATTTCAAAATAGTCTGTGGTGCCATTGGCGTACACCAATGAGCTCACTGTCATGGCCCAGAAGTTTGCGGCAATTTGTGTGCCTTGTTGGTTTGTGCCACGCTTGTGTTCTGTGGTATTTTTGTAGATCACAATCATCATTTCGCCTGTGCCGCTGACACCATCCAGTCGAACTTGTGCATTCAATTGATAGTAGCCTTCCACATTAGGAGTAAAGCGCGAGTTGGTGTAGCAATTATCTGTGTCAAATTCTTCTGTTTGGAATAGAACCTTTTGTTGGCTACCTGTTGTTATAGTTTGTAGTGTGGCATTTGCATAGGCACTGAAGGCAGGACCGTTCACTGCTTTCTTACCGCCTATTGTGTACCCACCTGTGACATTCAAGTTGCCAGTATCGTACAAGGTCATCTTGGTTGATCCTGGGACGAACCAACGGAATGCTCCAGCATTGTTGTCAATCTGCCAGTTCTGTTGAGTGTTGCCGTTGAAGAATCCCACTCGTGGCGTTACACCAGGTGCGGTGCCAGTGTTGCCCACAAACACACCACTCAAGATTGAGTTCTCGTCGTATGCACCACGGAACAGGCCAGACTGAGCAACAGTTAAGTTAGCCCCAACTTCTATGTTACCACCAGCGTACACATTGCCAGCAATGCCTGCGCCGCCTTTGACTACCAGAGCGCCGGTTGTTGTACTTGTACTGGATTGATTGTTGTTGATTGTCACTTGCCCAGCAGAACTGAATGTAATATTCTGTCCACTTGCGTTAGTGCCACCAGTTGGGGTATTCTGACTGCGTAGAGTTGCTCCTAACCTAAATGTTATTTCAGCTGACGAGAACACTTGCAGTCCTGCACCACCGGCCCAGAGTCCGCCGCCAGAAGCTAATCCATTGGTTGCATTTTGGAATACTTGATTCTGATCAACTGCTTCGTTGTAGATACCAAATTGATTTATAGTTGTGCCGCCGCCTGAGGTGTATCCAGGAACAAATACATTACCACCACTGAATTTTGCTACCCCACCAAAATTAAGATTTACAGAAGATGCCAAGTATGCAACTGTGTTTGCATTGGACTGTGTTACTAGATTACTGATGTTGGTTGTTGCTGTACCTAAGTTGGCATCAAGGGCGGTTATGTTTGTTGTAGCTGTACCCAGGTTGGCATCAAACGTGCTCAATGATGTTGATGAGCCAGGATATGCTGTGGTTTGTGTTGATCCATCTGGAAACAAGATCCAACTGCCAGGACCGCCAAAGGTATTCAATTGACTGAAAAATTGCCAGCTTTGTCTACCGTAGGCTGGATGTGCCGCACCAGAGATGTTGGCAAAGTATCCGCCTGTGCGACTGTCTACTGTGAGTGGGCCTGTGGTGACAGAACTTGCCAACAACGCTGTGGTATTGGCATTGGCCTGTGTTACCAAGTTTGAAATATTTGTGGTTGCTGTGCCAAGATTGGCACTCAGCGTGGTAATGTTTGTTGTGGCTGTGCCAAGGTTGGCGTCACGGCTGAAAATACTGGTATTGGCCCAGATTTGGTATGCGCCAATGTTGGCATCCAGTCTGTTGATGCTGGTGGCTTGTGTGCCTGCGTTGGAACTGAGTCCAGCAATGTTGGCATTGGCCCAGATCTGATATGCACCGATGTTGGCATCAATAGCAGTGATACGACTGTTGGCCGCTATCACATTGGCATTGCCTGTGGCCAGTGCCGCACTAGTAATGTAACCTTGTGTGGTCACAAATGTCTGTGTGGCATACGTGGCCAGTACCGCACCGCTTAGATAGTTTGAATCGTTTTCCAGCTGACTCACACGAGTTGGTTGTAGCACATCAATCAACGCACCTGCGGCAATGACGTTGGCGCCCAGTTGTACTCCACCCTTTACACTAGGAGTAGCAGTGGGTAGTGTGTAGGACCCACTTTGCCCTGTTACTATCTGCCCACCAGGTGTGTGGCCATCACTAACACGCATGGTGTTGGTGATGCTGTCATACCATAACCTGCCAGCAGAAACAACTCGTGTGTTTCCATCGCTGGCATTACGGCGTCGAGCAAAAAGGTCTTGCGTGAAGTCTGTCATTGATTAGTCAGTTAATCCCAAGTGCCACCGCTGGCCACCCAAGCACCTTCAATGTACATGAGATGCACTAGAGTTGCTCCAGGGGCGCCGCCGTCCAAACTTTCAAATGGGTACCAATCTAAATTGTCATATTCTGACACACTTTGACCGCCCCAGAGTCTGGCTCGTGCAATCGTAACCAAGCAGTGCTGTGGATCCCAAGCAGTGGCAGCTGACTGTTGTCTGGGAGTAAAGTACATGATCTGACCTTCGTAGCCATGATCCAAACTATACTGCCCAGCGTCAAGTTTTTGTACCTGGAATTCCAAGTCAAGAACCCTGGGGTTACTGGCCAATGTAGCAACTGAAAGCACAATGTTGTTGCCTTCTGTGCTGCCAAACTCTGCACCACTGAGTGTGACAGTGTCGTTTATCTTGTAGAATTGGCCGCTGCCGGCGTATTGGACCTGTACGGTCGAGCCTTCATTGGTGATATCAACAACAAATGTGGCGCCAAAGCCGCGAGCACTGTTTGAACTCAGGTTGGGCACATCATAGTATGAGCCATCAGGGAGGCCTATGTTTGCGCCTGAGATGACGTTTACATTTCCAATTATACCAGCACCGTTGGTGGTAGGAGTAATAGTCGAGATGCCGCCTATGTTTCGGCCAGTGTTACCGTCACGTTCATGTGATCGCAGTTGGCGAGTGTTGTAATCTCCGTCAACGGCTAAAAGTATGGTACCGTAGGCATGGCCAAGATCGTTATCGGGATTGGTGCTTAGTTGTGTTTCGCTGGTGTTTATTCTGTGTGTCATTGTTGTTACCTTTGTTTAATTAGTCAAAATGATTCTTTGTTTCTGAACCATAAAACACCTTGGCGGTCCATTGAACAATCACAGTTTCATTGTCGAAATAGCTGCCTCGGTAGTACAGTTTGCGTTCTGAATTGTTGACGTTGTATGGTCTTTCCCAGAAGCTTTCGTCCTCAACGCTAAAACCACTTTGAGTTTCTGAGTGGGTGACTCTGTTGTCAGAATCGTCCTTGGCAATCATGATCTGTCCAATAAAATTACCGGCATCGTCACTGGCGAACGCATGGTAGTCAATTACAGCGCCGCGGAAATTGTATGGACCATTTGGCAGGTCTGCCGCGTCCCACCATAACACAGGTGCGGCAGGCACGCCTATTGTCATGGATACCGCACCCACATTGGCTGTGGGTCGGAACGGAGTGCTGTCACTGGTGAAGTTTATGGTGCCAACATCGTTGGCTCTGTTGTAACCAGTTATGCGATACACAGTTGATGTATTGCTGAATCTCAAGGACGGCGGATTGTTTACAAAATTGCTGTCATCGTCCCATCGAGCCAATGCCTCATCAAGCCCAGCGTAGGTGGCCGCATTAATGGTAACTGAATTGCCGCTGGCAATGTTGGCCGCTAATGCCACGCTGGTAAACTCGTCACCGCCGGGCCATTCAATCACCGCCATGCCCGACACTTGTTCACAACGCCATTCGTTTGCAGGATAGATACCAGCATAGCCTGGGCTGGTGTGTCGTGCCAGTACCGGAGTGTAGGCTGTGATTTGTGTTGTGCCATCAGCAAAGCGAATGCCTGGCTGATAGTCAGGATTGATTTCTCTGCGTGTGTATTGTAAAAATGGTTCGTCACCGTTGTTGTAGCCTGTGAACTTGATGGCAAAGTAACGATCTGTGGCAATGTCTTTCATGACCAATAGTGCGCCAACAATGTTTTGTTGAAAGCTACTGTTTTCGTCGTAGGCAAGAGCACGATAAAAATTAGTGTATGATCTGTCTCTTACATTGCTAAAATCATCCCAGCCATCTGTGTTCCAAACTGTGCCCCGAGGAGCCACTCTGTCTTGATCATAATCAAGGTCAGCAGGTGTCTCCTGTGCGATGTTGTACAGATTTTCACCTTCAACACGAGTCAACACCACATTGGCTGTGATTTCATCAGAGAGTTCGTCGCCTGCGTTCACAATAGTAAAGGTCACAGGATCGCCAATGTACCAGTCAGCCGCACCAGTCAGCTGAATATTGCCAGTTGCAGGCATGCTGCCTGCAACACTTGAGCCACGGTAGGCCACATCCACAAAGCCTGTCATGGTGATGTCGTTGTTGTCAACCACACGAGTCCAGGTCTGCAAGTCTGTTGATGTCAACAGGTCGTCGTCAAGGTTGCCCACAAAAGCCACATTGCCCACAATGGCCACGCCAGTGATTGGCCAACCATGACTCCATGTCAGTGTGGCATTGCCTGAGATTGCGCCCAGGTTGGCCCAGGCTTCAGCATTGGCCAAAGTGGTCATTGCAGGATTGGTATAGATGGTATATGTGTCTATTCCAGCGTTAGCGCCAAGATATTGTGTATAGTATGTGCCGTTGTAGCCAGACACTGATGCATTGGAAATGGTGATGCGTTCGGCTTCACTTTGGTCCCAGATCTGCCATTCACTGCTAGGAATTTCAATTGTTGACAAGGCAGCATCAATGGCCACAATGTTTGCAGTATAAGGAGCAGGCACAGATACAACATAACTGACACCGTTGTCACGAGTTGCAGCCACAGCACCTGTGTGGGCGCCAAACATGTGCCAGTTTGATGTATTGCCCTCAAAGGTGATTGGACCGCTGGCCTGTGCTACAAAGCCGTAACCTTCGTTGTCAGGTATGTACTTCAGTGTGTCATAAACCGCAGCCGCAACGTTGGAATTGGCGCTCCAGGTGGCAGTTGGTGTTGCAGTGATTGCCACATTGGCATTGCTGGAGAAGCGAGCACGGCCAAGGTTATTGTCGATTGACCCATCAAATGCCACCCAGCTGTTGCCGGACCAGCCCACATGGTCAAGATCTAGGCCAAGTTCATCGGTCCAAGTGTCTTCTGCATATATCTGTGCAGTTGTGATGTCTGACACAAAAAAACCGTCGCCGGGGCCTCCACCAAAATCTTTATTACCAAACAGCCAACCAGTGCCATTGTACGCCACTCGATTAAATTGCACCCCACCTTCTTGCTGGCCTCGTATGGTCCAGTTGTAGCCGTCCTCACTGTAGGCCCAGGCTGGTCCATTTGGACCTTCACCTATGAGATACCCACAGGCCACATAGTAGCCACCGCCATAGATCACATCCAGCCAAAAGAGATAATAATCCTGGGCGTCAATGTTCACAGACAGGGTGTTGACCAGTTCAACTGGCTTGCTTTGGACATTTGGAGCATAGAACAAACATGGATCGCCGTTGCTGGTTTGACCAACATAGACCACTGCATCAGGTCCAATGGCCACGCTACGGCACAGTGTGCCGTTGTCTTCACCCATGCCAATTTCATAAGTGGGTGTCCAGGTTTCAGCGTCATGACTGTAGCTGGTTCCGCCCGAGGAGTTCACGGCAATCCACAAGGGTTTGTTTGTGATATCTGTTTCAGTCAACCCGCCTGCAGAAGCAGAGGAATATTCCAAACTGACCCATGGAGTAGAGCCATCACCGTATTTTACCCGGTTTGTGTTGGTTTCCAAGCCAGGTTCGCCCTGTGCTAGAGTAGGGTTGGTTGCTGTCCAGTTTGCCGCTGTGTCGCGTCGGATTTGTATTTTACTTGCCATTTTGGAATGTCCTTGTATCCTATCGTGTATTTATTGCTTTTTATATTCCCCAGCGTCCGCGGGTTGTTTGAAAGTTCTGTAGTACTTCTGCGTCTGACAGGGCTCGTGTGTATAGCCTAAATTCCCCAAAATCTGCTGTGAGTGCGCTGCCGTTGCCAAAGTTGGTGACAGAAGCAGTAAACATGTCAAAAAACATGGGATTGACGCCGTAGTCTCTTGGGCTGACCTCTGGGCTAAAATTGGATGTGTTTACCAAGGCGCCGTTGTAATAGGTTTTGAGTGCGCCGTCTGTGACGTAGGTCACTACATAGTGTTGCCACGCATCTCTTGTGATTGCGGGATTACCGCCTTCGTAGCCAGCACTGCCGCCGGTCCAATAGCCAGGAACCAGTGTGGTTGCACTGATTTCAACTGCACTCACTGTGTAGCCACCTGTAGCTTGTTTGATCAACAATGCGCCATTGTTGCTGCCTGTGGTACGCACCCAGAATTCGTAGGTGTAGTCGTTGTTGGTGAGTGTGGTGGTATCAATCGTATCTGTTGTCAATGACTGTGAGCCAGTAAACACCAGATAGTTGCCTGTCTGTGCGGGACTACCTGTGCGTGTGAGTCCTGCCCAGTTGTTGGTACTGGTGGCATCAAACAAGGGTGTGCTCACAATAGGGCCAGCGGCAGGCTGAGCCTTGACTGTGAGATTCTTGATGGTGGCGTTGGTTATCAACATAAAATATTCTTTATAATGCACCCACTAGAGTTACTGTGACATAGCCATTGCCCAGGATGGTGTTTCCTGTTGCTGACACACTAGACAAGTTTAGAGTATAACTACCGCCGCCGGCGGCTGCGAAGGTTTGACCAGCATCGCCAGCACCACCACCGTTGTATCCGCCGCCGCCAGAGCCGCGAGCACTTCCGCCGCCGCCACCACCAAATCCGCCTACAGATTCGCTGCCGTTGCCAGGACCGCCATTGGCTCCAAATCTAAAACTGCGGCCGCCCAAGACTAATCCGCTGGATGCGCCACCGTTACCAAAAAAGCCGCCACCACCACCTGGATAGCCACTAGTGCTTTGATTCTCGCCGGCAGCACCATTCTGGCCACCATTTACGTTTGAGCCGCCACCGCCGCCACCGCCTGTGGCTTTATTATAACCTGGGATAAATCCCGGAGTTACTGCCACGTTGCCGCCGGCAGGAAATATGTTTGATGAGAGGCCATTTCTGCCGCCACCGCCACCTGCTATAGCTATGATACTGGCATTTGAGTTAAACGGAGCTCTAACAACAAATGATGCACCGCCACCTGATCCATAACTGGCAATAGTATTAGCACCACGTTGTCCCACTACAATTTGAATGACTTCTCCACGAATGAGTGTGGTAGTGCCAGACACCAGCGCACCCAAGCCCACATTGGTTCCACCGCTGGCGCCAGCGGCTGTTATAGTATACGTACCAGTGGCAGGAACCGTCCAAGTTTGAATGCCAACTGGTGATGTAAAATACTCATCGCTGTTGATCCAGGTGTTGCCTGTGGTGTCGTAGATAGCACGTAGATTGGCAGTGGTAGGACCAAATCTACCCACGCTGTTGGCATTAGTAAATGTCCAGGTGGCGAAGGCATACAAGGGAGGATTACCCTGTATGTTTGCACCGTTGATGTTTCCGCCGTTAATATCCATGTTAATACCCAAACCTGGTTTTGTAAGCCGCGTGTTGGGCTTGTATTTCAGTCAAGGTCAATTCTCCGTCCCAGACTTTGACAAATCCGATATCAGCATCTACTTGTTCACTGTTGGTAGTAGTATTGGCAAATCTACCCCACAATCTTAAACCATTAAATCCGCCATTGTCACTGCCGGTGCCGTTGGTACCTGTAGGTGCTGTGTTGGTAGCTATGTAGCTTTTGCTTCTAGTTGCGCTCACAGTACCAGTACAAGTAAACCAAATAAAGCGCCAGGCAGTATTTGCGGCAGTGGAACTAGAGCCAATGAATGAGCCAGCAAATGCAATGTCCATTCGTGCGGCAGGTGCACCCCATAGGCCCATCAAAAAGTCCGGAGAAGCTGTGTTGGCATTTAGCAATCTACCAGCGGTAACGCCATTCCACTTGTAGGCCATGCCCACAGTGTAGGCTTGTGTGCTACTGGTAAAATCAGGACCAAAAGTCATAAAATTATTAGTAGATGCTGAGGTCACTCTAAACACACCACCGTTATCACTGCTCCATGAAATCCTTGGTGTAGGATTTTGCACAGTTATAGGATAAGCACCAGTGGCATCATAAGAGGTAAACGGATACTGTAAAGAAACACTGGTAGTGCCTACATTGGTCACTGTTAATGCGTTTGTTGAACTATCTGTAAACGGCACAGTGGTCAGTGGCAATAGTAACTGTGTTTGCCCAGCAGTGATGGCCGAAATATTTGTACCTGCGTTTTGTGTCAATGCCAGCGGACTTGTGGGTACCGTGAATGTGCCGGTGTACACAGCAACACCTCTAACCACACGAACATTGGACAAGTTACCACTGCCGTTGGCACTGGCACCGTGGTCGCCCATAATACGAAGTTTCATATCAGCACCCATGTCTAGTACGTTAGCTGAGTATGTGCTACCTGCTTGTGTTCCATCAACCCACATTTTGATAGAACCCGACTGTCGGGTTATTGCTATGTGATGCCAAGCGTTGAGCAAGGATGCTATTGATGGGCCAGTAATTTTTGCACCGCTGCCTCCTGTGCCATCTGTGTATAGGTCAAGAGTGGTGCTGGTAATTCTACCAAAGTCAAATCTAGTAACGGGATAACTGCCTACACCCGGATCAGACCAAAAATCAAGCACATCGCTTCGTTGATTCACGGTGGGTCTCCACCAACATTCAATAGTAAAATCTGCTGTGCCAAAACCAAATGCTGCGGTTGAGGCGATGTCAAAATATTGTGTGCTTCCATTAAAGTTAGCACTCAACCCCGTATAAGTGGCCGCATCTAGATCAAGTACCAGACTGGCTGAGGTTGTCAATGCGGCAGCTACCACAGGAGGTTTGTATACTCTCTGTGCGGGCTGGTGTAAAGCACTAAATCGTCCTAGTTTCATTGATTATCCATAACTGCTTTGTTGTCCTAGCACACGATAAGTACCGTTGCCTAGGTTTATCAAACTGATACTGACAATGTCAGTGTTGCTGGCTGTGCCTGTTGGTACTGTTGTGCCTGCCCATCTGATTGTTTGTACGCTGCCACCATTTATTTGAAGATTGGCAATGCGATAAGGAGTAGCGCCTTGATCAATGATCACAGTAAAGCCAGTCACTGTTGATAGACTGTTTGCAATACCCACAATATTAGCTGTAACGTTGGCAGTGAGCGCGGCATAGAACACTGAACTGTTTGCAAAGTTGAATGTGATATTGCCACCTGTGTTAGACACATTGCTGTATGTTTCGTAATAGGAAGCAGTCTGTATTATGTTGCCTGTGGTCATCACACCATTGCTGAGGAAGCTGGTTACATAGGCACCTGCTGTGATTGTGGTGTTGCTGGTAGCACCAATGATGTTGCCCACACCTGAAATGTTACCAGCTGATGTGATTGCAATGTTAGCAGTACCAGAAATATAACCACCTGCAATAACTGCATTGGATGTGTATATGTTTGTGGTATTAACGTTACCTGTGGTTATCGAACCAGTGCCTGACCCAACACTCACTGCCACTGTGGATGCACCCATGTTGATTGTGGTTGCCGCACCACCCAAGTTGATAGTGGTTGCAGTGGTGTTAAACAATGCGCCAACAGACTGTGATGTTATCAAACCACCAGCACCAGCAATGGTCATTGTAC